CGAAGCCGACAATGACAAGGGGTGCCAATAACAGGAGACCAACCCCATGTCCATATCCACAGCTCTGACGACGGCACGCCGAGGCACCGTCTTCCTGTCCCTCGTCTGCTTCGCGATTTCCTACATCGCCCTCGCGGACCTCGCACGCATCGCTGGTCTCGGCCCAGAGGCTTACCTGTGGCCGGTCATGATCGACGGCACGATCGTTGTTGGAACCGTCGTGGTCGTCGCCCTCGGTGGAGACCGCACCGCGTGGTCACTGCTCGCCGCGTCGGCGCTCGTGTCCATCGCAGGCAACGGCATCCACGCATGGCTGATACAAGGCTCGTGGATCGCGGTCGGTGTCGCGCTCACTCCCCCGGTGTTCCTGCTGTGGGTCACGCACCTGACAGTCAGGCTCGGCCGGGAGGGCGACGAACTCATCGACAATTCCGATGAGTTGCCCGAACCGGCAGAGGCTGTCGCAGATCCGCGCACCCGGGCGCTCGAGCTCATCGACGAGGGAGTGCCGTATCGCCAGATCGCACGTCAGCTCGGGACCAACGACCGCACAGTGCGGCGATGGAGGGATGCGGCGCGAACTGAACCCGACAGTCTGGTAGGAGTAGGCACATGACACACCCCGCCGGTTGGTACCCGGACCCGTCGAATCAGACGCAACAACGCTACTGGGATGGCCAGACGTGGAGCGAGCACACTCAGCCGGCCGGCCCGATGCCCCCGCCTGCCGTGCCCGCGAAGAAGGAGAAGAGCGCATTCCGCACCGTGTTGACGGTTCTCGGCGTGATTCTCGTGATCGGGGTCGGCATCAGCTTCTTCACCAGCGAAACCGACAGCGCACGCGACAGGCCCGCGGCGGCGGCAGCACCGGAACGCACCGACCCTGACTGGAACAACCGCGACACCTACATCGAACTGTCCGAGCGTGACTTCCAGTTGCTCATCAAGGATCCCGACGCGGCGGCCGGACAGAAGCATGTGATCTACGGCGAGGTGACGCAGCTCGATGCAGCGACAGGCAACCAGGGAATGCGCATCGACGCGATGGCAACACCTCCGACCGAGACCTACGCCATCGGAGACAACGCCGTGGTGAGCGTCAACGACCCGACAATCCTGCAGCCCATCGTGTCCGGTGATCGCGTGAAGCTGTTTGTCACCGTCAAGGGTGCGCTCTCGTACGACACGCAGATCGGCGGCAGCACAACGGTCCCCGAATTCACGGCCGCCATGATCGACCGCCTCCCGCAGTAGCTTTCGAACGACGGAAAGTGCCCCACCACCCGAAGGTGATGGGGCACTTTCATGCGAAGAGGCTTGCGCCTTGACGGCTGAGCTACCCCACCCATGCGGGTGGATCGTCCAGCACGATTCAGTCTAGGCGGTGGGCTCTTCCGTGGTGACGGTCTCGTCGACCGGCCCGGCCGGCGTCTCGACGGGAGCCTCGGGATCCGTGACGGCATCGGGAACGATTGCCGCAACAGCTGCGAACTTGTCGCGAATCGCAGCAGCGGTGTCGGCGTCGGCGGACAGCACGTCGATCAGTTCGGCTGCACGCTGGTCAGCCTCGGCGGAAATCTTGGCACCGAGCTCATCGAGCGCGGCTTGGGTCTCGGGTCCTACAGCCATGATGGCCTCCTTGATTCGTTCTTCCATGGCACGGTTGTGCGCATGTAGGTCGCGTACCGGGTGCGGTATGCGATTGAGCAGCCACGAGAACATCGCGGCACCTCCTCTTGTGAGGGGATCTGTGAGCCCTGTTTCGGGCATGGAAAAACACCCGCACTGTTCGCACGGGTGTTCGAGTTCTGTTAGCGTGAATGGCGGCGGGACGCGGCCAGGAAGGGAAGCCTGGATCGTGTCCCGCGACTACGTTCGGGAGGCGTCGTGGAGCTGTACCGGATCGGTGACCGATGGGCCGAACCCGCGCCCACGCATTGCCCAGCCGGTCATGAACTCGTCGGCGGCCGGGTGCTCGTCGGGTCGCAGGTCTGCTCCTGCGAGATCCACCATCACCGGACTCATGCGTGCCGCCAGTGTGATGCGGTGGTCTACACCCCGCCGATGACCGACGAGTGCACCGACTCCAGCTTCGACGGCCGGGCCCGGTAGCTACTCCCCCTCGGGTGCCTTGCCGATAATGACGTCATCCGACCCCTCGTAGCGGTAGCCGTAGCGACCGTCCGGGAGGAGTACCCATCCCGCCTGTCCTTCGTCGGCGGGCGGGGTGAAGTTCGATTCGTCAGCCATGCCGTAAGTATCCCAGGGGCTTTGAACGCCAGCTAGTATCCGTCGCATGACTGAGGAATTTGGGGATCGAAACGACACCACCCGTGAAGCAATCGCGGTAATGACCGCATGGTCAGAGGGTGGGGCCAATGCTGATTTCGCAATCGAGCAGATTATGCGGGCCGCGAGAGAGGATGAACTCGGCGAGACCAGGCTCGTGATCGGTCTAGTCAACCTCGCCGGGTACCTGCTTACTGAGCATGAGGCCAAGACCGGTCGTACTGCCTCCGAGACACTCAGCTTTATTGCAGCACGGATCGGATCCAACTAGGCATCCCTCGCGTTATGCGCCCGTTCGGATCGCGGTCAGACCGCGTGGTACGGCATGATGTCGCGCATGGCTTGGAACCGTGGGCGACGCCGCTTGGACCGCAAAACTCAGACGATCATTGGGGTCGGGCTCGCCGTCGTCACAGTGGCCGCGGTCGGTGGCGGACTCGCCTACGACAGCGCGAGGACTTCGGATAGCGCCGCTGGCTACGAATCCACCTACACCGTCCCGCCCCAGCCGGTGTACGAGTACGTCCCCGTCTCGATTCTTGGAGACTCGTACTCCTACGGCGTCGGTGCCGACACGAACAAGGGCTACGCGAAGCAGCTCGCCAGCCGCCTGTGCTGGCGAACGAACTTCAACACCGAACCGGGCACCGGCTACGTCAACAACGGCGGCGAGGAAGGCAAGGCGGCATACCCGACCCGCGCCGAAGGTGCCGCACTCGGCGAGCCGGATCTGATCATCGTGCAGGGCAGCACGAACGACAACGCAACCGCGGGTCCGCAGATCACCGCGGCTGCGACCGACACCTTCCGGCTCCTGCGCGGCGCGGCACCCGAGGCAACGATCGTCGCAGTCGGGCCGACCCTCGTGCCGTCTATCGACCCCGCTGCACTGCTGGCTGATCGTGACGCAGTGCGTGCTGCTGCCGACGCGAACGGTGTCCCGTTCATCGACCCGATCGAGCTGGGGTGGCTGGCCGACGCCACGCTGTACGGCGAGGATGGACTGCACCCCACGCAGGCCGGGCACGACGAGCTGTACGCCTCCCTGCGTGGGGAGTTGGAGAAAATGAACCTGCCTCGACTGTCGGGCTGCGATCCGGTCTAGCCGACCTCGGAGGGCGTCAGTAGCTTGCGGACATCGCCCCTGCGGAATCGAACGGTGCCGAGCATGTTCATCTGCGCCGCGAGCTGAATCTTCGTCGTACCGACCGGGATTGCCCGCGGTGGCGTACGCATGACCCCGAAACGTTCCTGCTGTTCCAGCGGGTAGGCCTCGTTGTAGAACATGTCGTGCGCCTGGCCGAGGATCGTGAACGAGTCGTTCATGAACGCGAGTCGCAGGTTGACACCGGAGCCGTAGCCGCCTGGGATCGTTGGGGCGCTGGCCCCTGCGTCGATCTCGAACTCCATCGACGCGACCAACTCACCGCCTGCCGCAACAGCCGCGGTCACCTTCGCCCCGGCTGCGTACTGGTACATCTGCCCGCCGCCCGATCCGGTGGTCGACACAACGAGCTGCTGCCAGTCGAGGTTCGGATACTTGTCCGTCGACGCGACTTTCGAGGCGACGACAGTGCCACCCGAGCCCGTGAGGCCGACGCGCCAGGACGATGCGACGGTGCCGGTAGCGCCCGAATCGACGCTGCCGAACGTCGAGAACATCAGCGGGTTCGCGAGCAGGTTCGCGGCGTCGTCGTTGTTGGTCGGCAGGATGTCTGCACGAGGCAGGACCGGGGCGAGAACGGACGCGATGAGCTTGCCGATGCGCCGTGCTCCGAGACTGTTCGGGTGAGTGCCATCGGCCGAGACCAGCGGGGTGTTCATGTTGCCGCTGATGTCCTGTAGAACCGGCGCAATGTCGATCGCGATGAAGTTGCGACGTGACCGGCCCTGCCGCTTGATCCACTGGTTGATCGCGTTGTCCGCAATGCGCTGCCCGGTGGCGAGCGTGTTTCCCGGGGGGATGGTGAGGGCGATGACGATCGATCCCAGCGCGAACGCCTTGTCGTACATGGCTTGCAGATTCGCGATGGTCGCTGCGGCACCGGCCGCGCCGTCGTTTCGGCCCGCGAGAATGACGACGTAACCCGGCTTGAGTGGCGCGACCTCGCCGTCGAACCGAGCTGCGATCTGCGTCGAGGTGTGCCCGATGGTCGATACGTTGGCGAGCAGTCGCAATGGGTGGCCGAGTTCGCGCATGGCCCACGTCCACCAGCCGTTCTGGCCGTACTGGACGGACAGGCTTTCGACGATGGGACCGTTGGCGTAAGTCATCGAGTCGCCCAGCAGGACGGCGGTCGCCGGGCGGCGTGTGTACTTCTCCGCTGCGATTGACGGTGCCAAGGATGGCGCGTCGAGTATTCCCATGTCAGCTCACCGTCATTGCGGGTCGGACCGTCACTGCGCCGTTGGCATCACGAGTGAGGGCAGGTTGGGTGTAGGTCGTGGTCACGCCACCGAGAACGTGGGTGACGGTGTAGCTGTCGATCGCACCGGGGGCCGTGGTCGATTCGGTGCCGACGAACACTCCGGTCGCGCCGTCGTCCCACTTGACGCCGAAGCCGGTTGCCGCACCTGTTGCGGATCGGGTGATCGCTCCGACTGCGATCTCGTCGGGGTTCTTCGCGGCACGAGAAACGGGCGCATAACTCGCGTCGAGTGCAGTTTTGAGGGCCGTCGACGTCGTCGCCGCTGTAGCGATCTGATCGACCGTCAATCCCCCGCCCGGCAACGGATTGTCCTCGAGCCACGCCGTGATCGCTTCATCGACCTGAGTCGGCGTCGTCGTCGGTGGAAGGTACTGCGCGATGAGAGTCCCCATGCGCGCGGTGCCGGATGCGGGGACCACGAACGGTGATCGACCCGAACCGATCTGCGCGTACACGAGACCGGGATCCAAAGTCACCGAGAAGGCCCCGTTGACCGGAGTGATCGGGACCCGCTTCATCGTGACAGTCGCAGTCCCGGACGCAGCAGGGCGCATCTCCGGAACGAAGAACACGACCTCCGAGTTGTCGGGGTCACCTGCGACCGTTCTCATGGTGTCGGTAATCGTCGTCATCTATCTGCTCCATCCGTCGGCGCGTTCCCGAAACTCGTTGAACGTCAGATGTCTCGGTAAGGGAAAGTCGTATCCGTGCTCGGCGGCGTGGATCTCGTTGGTCGCATGCCATTCCGCGTCGTACGTGAGGTATTCGTCCTTCTGTGTCGACTTCTTCTCCAACGTCTCCACCCGAGTTACGAAGTGGTCGAGTTGGGCTCGGAGGTCGGCGATGACGGCGTTGTCTTCACCGCGGCGCGTCGATGCGCGGCGTGCTGCCCGGTTGCCTTGTTCGCGCCACCGCTTGCCGAGGGGTCCGAGGAGTTTCGCGCCGGTCTCGGATGCTTGGGCGACGATCTTGAGGACGTATCCGGCGATCAGAAGTACGCCGAGGATGGTGAGTAAGGTCGGGTTGTTGGAGACAATCTTGGCGATGTCTTCAGGTGTCACGTTCGATCCTCCACGTTCGTTCCGCCTCCAACGCGAAGATGACGTGCGCCGCTGCTGCCACCACCCATCCTGTGCCCGTGCGCCATCCGTAGAACTCCCCGTCGCGGGTGATGATTTCCACCAATGAACCGGCCGCGAACACGCCATAGATGGCTGCGATTGCCATGTGCCCGATTGCCGCGAGAGGTGATGCCTTCCACCACATACCGAGGTAGGCGATCAGTCCCCATGCGATGAATCCCCACCCCCATGCGTCGAGAGGTAGTGCGCGTTCGACGACATACAAGGTGGCGATGGGCGGCTTGTCGTTCGGCAGCAGGATGTAGTCGAGGCCGCGGAACACGACCTGGAGCAGGATCAGTTTCTCGATGAGGCGAATGGACAGAGGTCGGAGGATCACCATCAGGCGACGGTCGAGCATCCGCCGTTTGGTTTCCGCCCACTGCACCGCGATCAGCGCCCCTGGAATTCGCCAAGCGCCTGCTCGACTCGGCGGCGCGCGTCAGCGACTGTCTCGCCGCCGTCAGCCAGGGCTTGCTGCGCCGACTGGACGCCCATGTCCCACCGCTGGGTGATCTGCGCGGCGAGCTCTCCGACATCGACTGGTGCAGGCGTCACCTGGTATTCGACTGGCGCGGGCGCGGGACCGGGGTTCTTGACGTTCATGGCGGCCAGGACGAGGCCGAGTGTGCCGAGGATCGACGTGACCATCGACAGGATCTGCGCGGCCTGGTCTTCGGTGACGTAGCCGAAGACGCCGGCGGCCAAGAGTGCTGCGGCGACGAGGCCGTAGATCGCGATGCGGAGTTGCGGGTAGTTCTGGGCGAGCTTCGACATCACTTGCCCTCCATCTTGTCGACGAGCTTCTTGACCATCTCTTCGGTGCGATACGTTGCCGCGTCGATGAGCTGCGCATTGGTCGTGAGGTCGAATGCCACCTCGCTGTTGATGATCGACGGCCGAGGCTTCACGAGCGCCTCGCGCACCTCAGCGACAGCTTCGACGAGGGTGTTGAAGCGGGACGGATCGACCTTCGAGCGGCCGAGGACTTCCCATCCCTGACCGTTGGGCCCGATCAACTGGTCGAGCACGAGCTGCGGTGTGTCTGCCACGGTTCCTCCTGATGGTGTTGCACTGCCGAACAGTGCTGCGAGTTGAGCTTCGGTGCCTCGAAATGCGTTGGCGTCGATCGACTGTCCGGCGACGCTGGCCTTCTGCGTGAACTGGAAGACAGCGACATCGAGGCCGCCGTATCCGTTCCACCCGACGTCGGAGTCGCCCGGGTAGATGGCCGAGGCGTATCCCGCGCGTTCGCGGCCGTAGTTGCTCGACATGAGCGGTGGCAGCCCGGTGAGATCGGGCTTGCCCATCGTTCCGCCCCAATACCAGTTCGGTAGGTAGGTCAGGTTGACTCGGTAGCCGCGCGCGACGAACTCACTGTGGACGGCCCGCAAGACTCGAACGTCACCACTGCCGGCTTCGTGGTCGAGCATGACCGGGACGGACTTGTCGGGTTCGAGTGCCGCGTAGTTGTCGACCTGAGCCTTGGCGGAGGTATCTGCACGGAGGTAGTGGTACGCACCGAAGTGCAGACCATTCTTTCGCGCGCCCGCCTTCTGGGCGGCGTACTCCGGATTGCGGTAGTCGTTGCTCTCAGTGGCTTTCGCAATGATGTACCGAAAGCCCTCGGCAGCAACACGATCGATGTTGAGGCCCTTTTGCCAGGATGCGATGTCGATACCGAAGATAGTCATCGGAGAAGTCCAATCACTTGCTCATGGATGAGTCGCCAGAGATCACGCGGGGGCGATGCGGGTGCGGGCGGTGGTGCTGGCGCTTCGCCCGGCCATGACGCTCCCTTCAGCCAGGGGCCCGGGTCGAGCCTGTTCGGGCCCGGTGGTGACCACACCGACCGGTGCACCTCGAAGTGCAGGTGCGGTGCGACACCGCCGTTCGTATTGCTGTCGGGGTTGATCCGTCCGATGCGCTGTCCGCCTTCCACGCGCTGCCCGACGCGGGTGTCGGGGATGATGTGCCCGTAGACCGTCAGTCCGGAGCCATCCTCGGTGGGGTGGTCAATGCAGATCCACTGCCCGAACCCCGACGCGGGACCGGCCATTGTGACGCGACCGCCCTGTGCGGCGAAAATTGGATGGCCACCTGAGCCACCGTCGCGGCCGTAATCGTTGCCCCAATGGAATGTTCCCCACCGTGGAGCGAAGCCTGACGTGACATAGAAGCCGCGTGCGATGGGTAGAAACCTCGGTGCCATCAGACAGCCTCCTGTGTCATGCCGGCTCGGATCGTCTTGTACTTCGTGACGACCGCCGACCGCAGCGCACTTACTGGCGAGGCCGAACCGACCGTCAGTCCGATTGCCCAGTTCAGGTGATCGAGCGCCGCGTACAAACCGTCGACTGCCGCGCGTGGATTGCTGGGATCCGCGGCTTTCGCAGTGTCGTAGGTGACATGGTCGTTGACTGCCACGGCACGGCATATGTACCGAGGCCACGCATTCGGCGACTGCAACTCCGCGAGGGGTTGATCGGGGATGATCTCCGTGGACCCATCCTCGTGAAGCACCCAGATGTCGGAGTCGTGGCGGTTGTCGGCGTTGTGTGCGAGTACTTCCATGAACTGCTCAAGGGTGATGTGCTCGGTCATGCCGCCTCCACGTCTGAGATGTCGGACTCGAACCAATCCTGAATTCGAGGTGAGTTCTGGAACGGTGTGCGCTCCTGTCCGAGGCCGCCGTATCGCCGCTGCGGGCCGTACGGGACGGTTGCAGAGGTGATGTCGGTGCGGATGATTTCGATGCCGTTGTGGAACACGAGAACCCGATCCGGGTAGAACGTGGTGCCGACCCACTCCCCCTGCTGTGCCTGAATCGAGTCGCCGACTGCGAGTGCGCGTGACGTCGAGACGAGGTTCGTAAACGTCGTCGAATTTGCGATGGACTGCAGAATGATCGACCCGCGCCGGAATGCGACCCGTAGTCCGGTCGATCGGTTTTGTGTGCACCGGAATAGGAGAGCGGCGTAGGCGACCTGATTCTGTTCCGGGTTGGGGAGAAGCCCGACCCGGCAGCCGTGCAACTGGTAGTCCGTGGTCAACGCTCGCGCATACATAATCGTTCCGAGACCGTCGGTGGTATCGGTGTATGCGACATCGTTGGATCGGATACCGACACGGCTGTTCGAGCCCCAGTTCCCGCCGATGCCAAGGGCTCCCGTGTCGGCGCGATCAAAGTTGTCCTCGAAGAAACGTTTAGGCTGGGCGACCACAATATTGTTTCCGACCGCGACGTAGGGAACGAAGGAGCCCGCCCATGTCAGCCCGCTCTCGGAAATACTGTCCGGCGAAGCTGAGCCAGACGCCAATGCCGTCGACGCGGAAAGATGCTTCGGGTAGAAACCCACGGGTGGCTCAATGTAAGAAAACTGGTCGCCCATCAGGAATACCGTTCCCATGACTGAGAATCGAACCGCCACAATCGAGCCGGCTTCGACTATCGCTTCATCGAACGTTGTAGGGGTTGCTGTCTGCGTGCCACTTACAAGCAGGCTTGCGAGGTTCGGGGACTGGGGAGTCAATGCCTCAAGGTCGCCGGTCGCTGACATCAAGTACAGGCGCGTTCGCAAGTCGCTCGGTGTGCCGCGGGCATAGAAGTTCAGCCCGGACAGCGGGGTATCGATCGGGACCACGATGAACGCGAACCACTGCAGGGCCCCGGTGAACGACTGCTCATTGACCAGGGTGCGGGCGTGTTGGTGGCTGCTCAGGGTGGTGTTGTTGCTGGCGCTGCTGCCGTGATTGTGGCTGCTCCACAGTGTGGTGGAGGGGTTGCCCAACTGCAGCCGCATGGCATCGCTCCATGGGATCGATGGCCACTCTGTACGGTTCAGTGCCACATACAGCGGCGTCGGGGACTTGATGTCGAACACCTGAATCTTCTGGATAATCTCTTTCTGCACCGTCACTACGGTCTGAGCAGCACCGTTCGCGGTGTTCACGGCGGCATCGGCTTTGGTGTCCGTCGCCTTCAGCGCACCGGTCAGGTCGATCAGGCCGCCCGCGATTCCCTTCAGCCCGTACACGAGTGCCGAGATCAAACCGAGGACGCCGTTGAAGAAGCCGCCGAAAAGGTTGGAGATCCACTTATCGAAGAAGTTCGTCTCGTACTTGGTGGCAAACGTATTCGTCTGCTCGTTCTTCCACTGATCCCCGGTCTTCGCGGCCCACGACGCAAGGCCCATGCCGTTCTGTGAGGCTGACCCTGACGGGATCCGGCCGTCGGGTGAAGTCATCCACGCACCCGCGCAATCACACGATCCGCGAGCACCGAACTGATCATCGACCTCACCTGCAGGTCGGGCGCGCCGCACGCATCGGCTACCTCGATCACCTGATCCGCTGTGATGCCTAGTCTCTTGGCCAGCGCAGACACCCGCACACGCTTCACCGGCTTCTGCAGACCGAATGATTCGAGTACGACGTCGGCCACTTGAGCCTGATCGTGCTGCGGCAGTTGAGCGAACAACGTCCGCGCGTCAGGGACTTCGGGATCAGGGTCCGTAGCATCTACCCATTGACCCGCCGCCTGGGAGCGATTCAACATACTGCCACCCACCAAATACTTGCGGGTCGGCTCATCCGGAAGCGGATCACCGGGCACGCGCACCCCATCGACGGTGACCATCAACCGCTTCACGCCGTCGATGACCTCCATGTCCAGCCCGAGGCATTCACAGAGGTGCTCGGACTGCGCCTCGAAGAACTCGGTGGGCAGCGGCAACGGTGCACCCTTGACAGCGAAGCCCGTGAACATCCACAGAAAGCGCTGACGTGCCGACGTCATATCGCAGTTGCCCCGAGTTGGCAGACCGATTCCGTCCCAGGTCTTCTCGAAACTGTTCTTCACTGGAGGCATCAGAAGGCTCCTAGGTCTTTCACCGCGGCGAGTAGTTGCTCGATCCGTTCCCATGCCCGCTGAGCGGGGTCCTGCAATGCGCGGTCGTCACCGATCGTGATGCCCCACTCCGGACCTGCCTCACGCGACCAGGACAGGACCAGCTTCGAGACGCGATCCATGTAGATTCGGCCGGACACATCGTGCTGGCGAGTTGCGCCGACTCGATCCCCGAGGAAGAAGTCGCCTGATCCGTTGTCCCCGATCAGAAATGGCGCACCATCTCGAACGTTGATCTCGTGAGACGTCCACGTTCTGGTTGTCCAGAAGCCAGTACGCAACACCATCAGTGACGACAGCGTGTACGCCTTGCCCGAGCCCTCCTGGAAGTACTCGAAATACCGAGACCATCCCGAATTCTGTGCTCGCGCAAAGCTTTTCACGGACATCCACGCGGCTAGCGTGTCCTCATAGAATGGACGCAGCAGGGTGTCGATAGAGCCGCCGATGCTTCCTATCTGCGCGAGGTTGCCGAGGATGTCCCCGAGCGCCTGAATGCCGGCACTGATGGCCTCGTTTACGCCCGGCGCTGAGTGGCCGCCGGTGTTGACTTGGATTGCGGTCGAGGGGGTTTCCATCCACCGGGCGGACTGGATGCCCGATCTTTCGCCCGCGAGGTACACCGCGTACGGCAGCCGTTTGTCGGTGCCCTTCTTGCCGGGAACGTAGTAGTCACTCGGGATCACCGTGTCGGTGACCAGCGATGACGTGGTGTCGATGAAGTCGGACGCGAAGGTCTCGAAGGTTCGGACCAGCCCGTCGAAAATGGACCCACCGTTCGAGGTGCCCGAGTAGACGCCAGACTTGTCGACAAAGTCCACGACCAGGGCACCGTGACGGAGATTCGCTCCCGCCCACGGCGCTGGATCACCGGTCAACCAACGGCGCAGAACAGGAGTGATCTGCGCGTCCTGGTAGATCGGCTTCGCCATGTCGTGGAAGTTCTTCCACCGCGATGTCGCGACGGTCCAGATGGTCCCGGCCGCCATGTCCTGGACGAACGACGTCGGCTTGACGACGATGTTCCAGTTCGACTGATTCAGCGAGTTGCCCCAGGACGCGAAGTTCATCGGGTCATCGGGGAACGTGATGAGCGGGTTGTGCTCGCGGAAGATCTGCATGAACAGGGTCGTCTTGAGTACCCAGATGGCAGGCCCGGGAAGGATGAACACGCGCGGGAACTGGACGATTGCAGGCAGGAAGGGGTTCGACCAGACGTCGTAGAACTTCAGTTCCTCGTAGTCCGAAGCGAACGCGAGCGTCGTTACCGACGACCCGTCGTTCATGTCCTCCTGGACAACATTCTTGAGACGACCACTCCACCGAGCGCCCACATAGTCGACGGTGACGTGGATGTTTCGCTTCTCGCCGCGCGCGATTCGGGCCTGAGAATCCAGCGCCCACTGTGCGACTCGCGAATCGGTGGGGATCGGGAGTTCGCCGGCACCGGTGTCGCCGTCGACGAGCTCGAAGCTGCCCGAGTACTCGCTCGTGACGAGGTGGATGAGGTTCCATTCGCCATCCCACAGGCGGACGACCGGAGTGACCTCACGAAGGTTGCGTTCCGCTCGGCGCTGCCTCTCCGTTTCGGCGAGGATCGCGTTGCACTGATCGAGCAGCGATGCGCCGAGATCGACGCTCATTCGAGGCCCCAGGGCCACTGCGAGTAGCGTTGCTGGACCAGTTGCACCATCGCCCCACCCGACGGCGCAGAGGTGACCGAGACCGGCAATGCGGTCGGCGGGGTGTACGGCGGCATCCAGTGGGTGAAGTACTTACCGGGCACAGGCATCCTTCCCAGCAGATTGGTGCCGTTGGCGGAGCGAATCATGATCTCCGTCGAGGTGTCTGTCGTGACCACAGCGCCGACGTCGGTGGACGTGATCAACGGGCACAGGATCGTTCGCGTCGTGTGATCGAGCCCGGACTGCACATCCACACCCGGGACGCGCGCGTACGCGGGCCCTCGCCAGGAAAAGTCCGGGAGGGTCCACTGGCCGCGGGTCAGCACCCACCGCATCGGCATCGGCTGATCCGTCGGGTTCGACGGAAGTGGGCCTTCTGCGCCCGTAGTGGCCCCGCCGACGAAGCCTGAACCGGAAGTCGACGTCGTCGACCATGCCGATATGACGTCGTCCCAGTACCACATCGGCTGACCGGAACGCAGCGGGAAGATCGGATTGCCGCGGCCGAGGAGCAGAACGTCCATGCCGGGGTCGAAATCTGCCGCCTCGTAGAGTTGGACGTCGATCGACCGCGTCCCCGACATCTCGGTCGTGTAGGCGATTCGAGCCAGCTTGGCGTCCGGATCCCAGATGTCCTTCCGGGATGTGAACGCCTTTCGGAACTTCGAGATGACGACATCAACCTGGACGTCGTCGACCACCTGGAAGCCCAGTGAGATGTCCCGGACATCGACCCACTCGCCATTGAGCGTGCCGCCCTGCTGCCTGGCACCCGACTTCCATGCCTGCCGAAGCGGGGCGTCCATCAAGCCCTTGACCTGGTCTTGGCCGAGATAGACGCCCTGCTCGCCCATGCCTGGACCCGACACACACCAGTACGACCCATCAGCCCCGAACACTTCGATCCGGGACGTCGTCGTCAGGTAAGAGTTCGGGGTCAGTGGGTTGGTCACGAGCGGCCTCCATATCGCATCATCTGCCGCTGCTGCATTCCGTTGATCTGTCGGATGACGTCATCCGGATTCATGCCGGTGATCTGTCCGATCGTGATCGAGAAGTCCGGACCCACAGGCGATTCAATTGCCGTGGACGACGGTGCAGTCGGCGCACCGTAGTTGGCCTGTGCTGCCATTTGTGAGGACGCCACCGACTGGCCGATGTCCATCGCCGCCTTGTAGTAGCGGTGATTCGGATCAAGGATCGACCCCTCGATTCCCAGGTACTCCGGTGCAGCACTCTTCGCGATGCCACCCAGTTCCCCGCCCAATTGCGCGAGACGCTGCAGCGCATACGCATTCGGATCGACGATGCCACCAGTGGCGAAGTTCCCGAGGTTCTGGTTGAACCCCTTGAACAACTCCCACTGCGTGTTCGTCAAGACCGCTTCCGGCTTGCCGGATGTGTTCCATCCGACCGAACCGTTCGGGAAGATCCCGCCCGAGTCGTAGCCCGCACCCGTCAGCGCACCGACACCGCGACCGCCGAACTTCGGATCCTTGAGCAGGTAGTTCAGCGATGCCCGGATGTTGTCTTCCGGATTCCAGATGTCGTCGTGCCCGGGGTCCTTGTACGACTGGAACGTCGGGTCGATGACCTGAGCGATACCCTTCGACGGTGTCCCGTTCTGGGCATTGACATCCCAGGTGTTGATCGCGTTCGGGTTGAACGTCGACTCGCGCTGCAGCTGGTACAGGTACTTGTCGACGTACCCGCGGTCGATGCCCTTCTCGTCGAACAGGCGCTCCACCAGCGGTCGGTACTCGTCCGCCGTTCCGATCAGTGCGCCGCCAGGGGCCAAACCGCTTGCCGAGTCCGACGTGCCTGCAACCTTGGACCGCACGAAATCGACAGCCTTGGTTTTGAGTTCGTCGTACGCGGCCTTCGGTAGCGTCCCGATCTTCGAGTTCCCGAAGTCCGGGATCTGGCCGCCCAGTGCGTTCAGGGGCTTCTCGAACAGGTTCGCCACCTGATCGGCAACCTTCGACCGCAGCGAGTTGAACAACCCGCCCGTTGTCGAGCCGGCATCGGACACGACCCCGCCACCGGTGCCGTCGACAGCCTGATCGGCCGCGATGTGCAGATGGTCGTAGTGGCCGGGAATGTCGCCCGCGTACACCGAGTTCCGCAGCTGCGCCTGGTCGGTGATCGAGTTGCCGCCGACGTTGTACAGCAGCGGACCTGGACCCCAGATCACCTGAGCGAGCTTGTTGCCCAGCGAGCTGACGGCCCAGTCCGCGACCTGCTGCATCGGGCCGCCGACGTCGATGGCCTGACCCTTGCCGTGGTACCCGGATGCGCCCGGACGGTAGGCCGAGTTCAGGGTCGCGTTCGGGAATGCACCCGACACCGCGGTCCACAGCGACTCGTCGACGACGCCACCGAATGCGAAGTTCGCATCCCGCTGCATCTTCCGCACGCCGTCGACACCCTGAGTGCGGGCGACCTTGTTGGCGGCGTTGATGTAGTTCGGGCCCATCGCACGCTGCCACTCGGGCCGCATGATCGCCTCGCCACCGGACACGCCGATGGTGTACGGATCACGGCCCGGGGTGTAGCCCGGGATGATGCCGCCGGTCGCGTAACCCGACTTGACCGCGTTGCCTGCATCCTTGTTGGCCTGCGGGTTCTCGATACGAGCCACGCCGTCCCACGGGGACAATCCTGGGATGACATCGGCGACGGCATTCCAGGCGTTCTTCAGGGTGCCGTTGATGACGGTGTCGATGATCCAGTTGATCGGTGCCGCAGCGAGATCCTTCAGTTCGCCCCACTTGCGACCGATTCCGTCTACCACGTTGCCGAAGAATGTCTGCACACTGGACAGGCCACCGGTGAGTCCCGGGAACGCGGTGTCGATCATCGTCGTGATCGTCGACTGCACTGCCGTACCCAGAGTGCCCCATGAAATGCCCGCGTCCGAAAGCTTCTGCGCCAGATCGTCTTTCAGGCTGAGCGCAGACTCTTTCATCTCGGTGATGCGATCACTGATGGAGGTCTTGACGTCGCCGACCTTGGTGGTGAGACTGTCCCACGCACCTACAGCTGTGCCACCGATGTCGGTCAACAGTCCGGTCGCGAGCTCGCCGGCCTTCTCCTTCAGCGCGTCGACTGCGATGCCGCCCATGCGCAGAGATGCCTGGAACGGAGGCTCGCCTTCTTCGGCGTTGAGGAAGTTCCATGCGTCACCGGCGAAGAAGTCGTCCAGGCCGCCGAAGCCGGACAGGAAACTGTCCCCAATCGAGCCGTCCTTGACGCCCGGAAAGATGCCCGCCTGATACTTGAGCGGCTCACCGGTTGTAGCGGTGGCCTCACCCTGCGCGTTCGTTCCCTGCTCGGGACGATTCGGCACCGTCAGGCCGTAGTTGCCGCCGAACAGGCCAGCGACCTTATCTGCGAGCTTGATGGCTTCACCGGTGAGATGGAGAAGATCCTTCGCGGTCTGCTGCGCGTCGTCCCAGAACTGGGCCATACGCTGCTTGCCCTCTTCGGAGTTCAGCCAGTCCGCGAACTCGTTGAGCCCGTCGGTCATCGACTGAATCATCGACTTGCCGTTCTTCTCCGACGTGGAGAAGAGTCCGCCGACAACGCGGCCGACCGAGATAAAAAGGTCCTTGATCTCCCCGAGTGCCTTGATGGAATTCTCCATGAAGGTGCGAATCTTGTTCTGGCCCTCTTCGGATTCCGTGAACTCCCGGAACTCCTTCATCACGTCCGAGAACGAGTCGCCGAAGCCGGGAAGGAACTCTGAGCCGATGGCTGCGATGTTGGTCAGCGAGCCGAAGAGGTCCGAGAGGCCGTCCATGAGTGGGCCGATGGCCTGGCGTGTGTTCTCGAAGATCTTGGTCCAGTCGAGCTGTGACGACTCGGAACCCAGATCGTCGAGCGCCCGACGCAATCCGCCGTTGATCTCGGTAGCGATGCCGCCGAGACCGGACTCCAGGACGGGGAAGTAGCGTTCGGCAAGTTCGGTGATGGAGGTGCCGAGACCGTCGAACAGGTTGTCCTGCACTTCGAGTCGGAGGTCTTTCCATGCACCACCGAGGTTGCGGACGTCCTCGATGAACGTGCGCGCGTTCGGGGACAGGTTCGCCAGCGCCTCGGCATACTTGTCGGCCGACGTCGCAGCCGATGTCGCTGCGGTGTTCTGAACCTCGGCAAGGTTGCTCTGAGCGTCCGCGACAGCGATCTGCGCATCGACGAGCGCCTGCTTGGAATCGACAACCCGGAGATCGGCGTCAGCGACAGACTCCTGCGCGTCCACGACCTGCTTCGAGCCTTCGACGCCAGCCTTGTTCGCCGCGTCGGTCTCGGTACGGAGGTCAGCGTTGCGCTCGCGTACCTCGTCGATACGCTGCTTCGCCTGATCGACACCGAGAATGGCTTCCTCGAAGTCCAGCGCAGTGACAGGCTGACCATCCTTGCCGAGCTCCTGAAGCCGCTGCTGTGCACGACGAAGCGCCAACTCGGCATCGCGCTCGTCGAGTGAGGAGCCCTTCAGTGCGAGGTTGAGGTCTTCGATCTGCTCAACCGCATCCTTGCGGGCATCGGTGAGCTTCTCCTGCGCACGCTCGGACGCCTTCTGCGCGTCGGCGACACCACGCTCCGCACGGACAACGCCGGCCTGCGCCGTTGCGACACCGCGGGCCGCGGACTCGACCTGCTTCTGAGCGGCCGCCTGCGCCTTCGATGCCGCAGCAGCATCCTTCGACGCATCCTCGGCAGCCTTCGAGCCGGCCTTGAACGCATCGAAGATGCCGGTCGAGCCGACAACAATGGTCGCAATCGATGCCGCAGCCGCCGCCGCCGCCGCAGGGAGCAGTGAGATGACACCCGCCGCCTGAGCCAACTGACCGACCAGCGGAATAACATTGACCGCGGCCAGGGCAGCCAGGGCATACGTCGCCAACTGGACCGGGTTGATCATCCCGGACGCAGCGGAACCGATCGATCCGATGCCGCCAGCGGAACCGCCGATGCCCGCCGATGCCGCACGGAGCGCGGCAATCTGAGCCAGCGCCGCGGTGATGTCGAGATCGAAGTCGGCGTGGACGGAGCGAGCGGCCTCGACTCGGAATGCCGCCAACTGTGCGCGGGCAGCTGTGAAGTCGAGATCGATCGGGATGGTGATGTTTCCGCCGGCACCAGCCGTAGCGGCATCCACTGCAGCGCGGAACCCGGTCAGGTCAGGACGGACCTCGACGTCGATCTCCGCGCGGAACCGGCCCAGACCCGTCTCGAGCTCGCGCGCGAACCGGGAGAAGTCCGGTACGACAACGACCGGTGCCTCGACCCGCTCCGCCCGTAGCTGCTGCTTGACCTTGCGATGGAACCCCGTCAGATCCGGGACGATCGGCAGCTTCGCGCTACTGACGGAGTAGGTCACAGCCACGCCGAATCAACCCCTCTCGATCATTTGACGCCGAGATCCGCAAGCACGGAATCGACCACCAACTTCTTGCGGTACGACAACTCGCGCTCCAGCGCGGTCTTCGGGATGGGCCACAGATCGGGCGACGGGACCTTGTTTCCGTTGACGCGCAACAGATGCCAGTCCAGGATCTTGATCATGTTGAAGTTCGCGATCAGCACCTTCGTCTGAAGGTCGTAACCCTCGAGCGATGCCATCCCGCCTGATGCCTGTGGCTGATCAGCCATGACTTTCGCCAACTCCGGGTCGGCGGCCTGAGCGGCCTTGAACTTCGACTCCGGTGGCAGGTTCTTCACAAACCGGTAGAACTGGCCCCAAGGTCTGACTCCCCGAAAGAAATCGAGCAGGTCCACGCCATTGCATCGAACCTGCAGGTCCCACTCGATTTCCTCGGCATACTTTTCGAGGAGCTGGACGAGCCCTACTCTTTTCCCGGTATCTCCTCAACTTCTTCCTCGGCAGGAGCACTCGTAGCCATGAAGTGGTCATACAGCTCGTTGAGGAACGGCATGATCACGGGCCCGGGTTCGCCCCGAAGGACTTGCCAAACAGCGGGAAACGAATCGCCGCAGATGGTTTCGATGAGCGACCGAATTTCCGAGTACTTGAATGATCCTCGGGTGTCGATCAGTGTCATCAACGCCAACTGCTGCTCCACCGTGTCCGGGGGCTTGATCTCGATTGGAGGGTCGACTGCGTCGAAAAAGTACGACGGATCCGGCTTCCAATCCTTGAGCGCCTCTTGCCTCAGTGTTGCCCACTTCGACTTCTTCTGCGGTGCGCTGACCTTTTTCGCCGCTGCTGCTTTCGTGACCATTTCTGTGCTCCCAGGGGTTGGTGTTACTTGGACGACTTGTCGGCCTCGGCGGCTCGCGCCAGGACCGTCTCGGGCTTGATGTTCTGCTTCGGCGTGTAGCCCTTGCAGGTGAGGTTGTTGAACTCCACCGCGGACTCGCACGTGTACTCGACACCCTCAGGTGACAGCAGTTTGATCGGCTCGAAGGCCATGTGAACTCCCATGATTCAGATCTCCCAGGGTGGTGAAGTCGGTCCGCGTCGGGGCCCTGGGAGATCACCCGACGCGGACCGACGATCAGGCGGTAGCGAAGCCCATCTTGACGTTCAGGGCCTTCCAGCCCGGACCGCCGTAGAGGTGCTTGACCGCGTAGCCGAGGGTCGAGTCGATCTTCGCGGTGACCGTCATCTGGTATGCCAGAGCATCCTCGGTGGACCAACTCTGCTCCGAGACCTCGGAAATGGTGGCACGCGGAAGGAAGCGAGCGATGTAGATCGCGTTCGCACCCTCGCCGTCGATGCCGAGCAGGATCATGCGGCGGTAGCGGGTATCGGGCTTCGTCGCCTCGGTGAACGCAACCTCGCCGGTCGTCGCATCAGCCGTGACCGCCGACAGGTCCTGGTTGGTGTAGAGCGCCAGAACGTTCTTCTTCGTCTCGAGGCAAGCGAAGCCGAATGTCGATGTGCGGCGGATGATGTCGGTCCGCACGTCCTCGAGCGCGCCCCATCCGGGCACGCCCGACGACTCGGTGTCGGCAGATGCCGACAGGCCGGCGTCGGAGATACGGCCGAGAGACGAGAAGCCTGTCGTGGCGACCAGTTCGGAAGATGCTCCCGAAGTCAGAGTGGCAGGCAGTGATGCGGTGAGGGGGGCGTCGAGTACTGCGCCCGCCAGGACCTTGCGGACCAAGTCGTCCTTGAAATCGGCAATGGAATCGAAAGCGACCATCGGTATTTCTCCTTCATGTGGGCATGCGAATTGACCGCCCACGTTGGGAGCGGTGTTGAACGGATGGAACGGTCAGGCGAAGATGCGCCTGAACGACAGTTGGAACGTGGCAGCGACGAACTTGTTGTCCGGGTTCAGATCCGGAAACTGCTGCACACCTTGTGCTTCGCGGACCGAGTCGATGAGAGCTCCGTCGACGGCAGTGCCTCCTGCATTGAGGAGGCGCTCGCGGACTTGGCCGGCGACCGACCATGCCCGTGTTCGGGAATCCTTGGCGTACACCCCCACTTGCAGCAGGGGCCGATCGGTGATGCCATCACTGCCACCGCCGACACGGTTGACGACGATGACGGCATCCATGTCCCGCCACTCCTTCTCGTCAGGAAGGAACGTGCACGTGTACCCGAGGTCGTCGAGGAGCGTGACGAGGACGGCCTCTGCGTCAGGGAACATCGCTACGCCCGAACATGTCTCGGACCTGCGAGAGATTGTTCTCTGCCGAGTTCTGCGACGAACCGAACTCGCGCGAGACGCCATATGGGCCGTAGGACAGGACGACGCCCGTCCAGCGATCCATTCTTGCGCCGCCAATTTCGGTGTAGGACCGGGACGAACGTGCGTTGAGCCCTGATCGCTTGACGGCATTCTCGCGGAACACCGCCAGCCCGAGTTCCGCCATCTCCCCCATCAGGGACCGCAACTCGGGCCCCTTCAGGAAGTCCTTGAGCACGTCCTCGCCGGGTCGTGGGATGCGATAGTCCATCAGCCCTCGATTCGTTGCAGCTTCACCAGGACACCGGGCTTCCACCCAGTCAAAGGCGAATTGCCCGGCAGCGGTTTGCCCATCACCCGATACACGTCGCCATCAGGGAGTTCGATGCGATCCGAAGAAAGCACATCTACTCCCCACGGGCAGTACAGAACAACGTCGGTCAGCACAGCTTCGCGGTTGTTGTCCGCGTTGCTGTTGCTCGAGTTGGGCTCATCAGTTGCGGCCCAATCGATCCCCACGCCTGAAATGGTGTGATGTTCGTCGAACGCCTCGTCGCCGAACTTCGACCGAGCGGGACGCCGGAGGACGGTGACTGTGTCACCGAACGGCATCACGTGTACCAGGGGCGAGAAACCCCAACCATCCCGAACCGCTTACGCTGCCGCGGCCCGAATGCGGACAACTCGTCCGCCGTGAAATCCAGGACGCCGGTCGCGTTGTCCATCGACAACGTCACCGACCATGGACCGGATGTCTGCTGCTGCACACCAGTCGGATTGCGGAACACCCGCAGGACCGCAGCACACACGATCCGGCGGGCATTCGCACGCTCCAACTCTGTGACAGTGACGATGTTCTGCAGTCGCGGAACCCTGGTCCGTAGAAGCGTTTCCGCCTCCTCGATCTTGGTCTCGATGTACGAACGCATCTCCATGGGAACAGTGCCCTCGAAGCTGCTGTCGACGTCGTCGAACTCCGCGAAGTAGCGCATCAGTCGACCGAGATCCCCTGCGCCTGCAGGTGCTCGATGATGTCGTCGCGGCCCCAGTCCTTCTCCACGACGACCCCCTTCGCCTCTGCATACGTGACCCACTTGTCGCGGCCACCCTTCGCGCCGGCCTTCGCCGGCACAGGAACCTCGGGGGCATCCCACACCGAAGGGTTGGTGATCTTCTTCCGCGCCCATTCGGGGACGGTGTCACCAGGACCGAACACGTGCGCCAAACCGTCCTCGTCGTGAACATGCACGAACGCGACCAGGGAAGACATCAGGCGATGACGTCCGCGACGAACAGCTTCTTCGCGTCCTTGAGCACCGGCTGGCCCACAGCGTCGACGTAGGTCCACTGACGGAACGGAGGACCGTCCTTGATGACCACACCGACGATGCCGGGGGCGTTCTCGAAGGACAGGTCAGCCTGGGCCGAGTTCACCAGTTCCAAGGCGGTGGCGGTCAGACCGTAGACGGTCTCACCGAGGTCGCCGAGGTTCTCCGGGAGGAACATCAACTTGTCGTCTGCGATCACGCGGGTCGATGTTCCGTCGACATCGAGCTTCGTGTCGTAAGTGTCGAGAATGGTCGGCAGACCCTCCGACGACAGCAAGTTGTTCAGATCCAGGAGCGTGACGTGAGTGCGGCCCTGAGTGGATCCGTACACCGCGTCGATGATCTCCTTGTTCTTCAGCAGAAGACGCTGAACACGCAGCGACGTCAGCATCGAACCCGGCTTCGTACCGTTCGTCTCCACGTAAGTGTCGACCCACGACACGATCTCCGACAGCGCCTGAGCGGTCGCCACAGTCGCCCACGACGTCGCCGCCGAGACACTGTGATTCGCCGGCAGGCCGTAGTCGGCTTCCATGCCGCCGAGTTCCGCGATGGTGAGCTTCCCGTCCGTCAGGACGTCACCCCACGCGAGCTCCATGCGGTTGAGGACCTCGTTGGTGAGGTTCTCCGCATCGTTGTAGATGGATGCGACGAGGGCGCGCTGGTTCGTGCCGCCCGTGCGAGCGAATTCGACCTGCAGACGCTCGTACTCGCCCATGCCGATCGACGAGGATAGCGGTGCGAGCTTCACGCGCTTCTCGGAACCGACGTCCCGCTCGGAGACGTGGATGCGTCCGTCGAACGATCGGTACTTCGCGGTGCGGTTGGTGCGGATGATTTCCGCGAAATCGTAGGTGTTGGAATCCTTCTCCACGCGGGGGAACAGCGCCGACAGCTTGTTGCCTGCCGGCAGCGGCACGCTGCGAGTGAAGGTGGTGACATCCTCCGGGGAGACCGGAGCATCGAAGAAGATTGCCATGTTCGGCTCCTAGTCAGGAATAGATGATGGAGGACTTGAGGTCGGTCTTGCCGGCCGTGTCGATGGTGAACGGCAGCTTCGACTCACGGATGAAACCGTGGACGACGAGAGCTCCGCCGACCTTCGTCTGACCCGTGCGGACACCGAGGGTGGAGAACAGGTGCCCTGCGGCGGTCTCGCGGCCGTCTGTCGCGGTGTTGTCGTACGGTCCGTACAGGCCCGTCGCGGTCACCTTGCCGAGCGCGATACCCGAGGGGATGAACCCGTTCGGGAAGTGCGTGCCCGCGGTGAACTTCGACAGGTCGAGGACCACGGAAGGGTTGGTGCCGGGGTCGGTTCCGTGCGCGCTGATGAGCCACGACCGGTTCTCGACCTGGTACCCGGTGCTTACCACCGAAATATCAGTCATGTGAGATCCCTTTCAGGGGTTGGATTTACTTGGTACCGAAGCGTCGTTCGGCTTCCGCGCGACCGGACTCACCTGGCGTGGCCCGTCGATCACCGTTGCGGAACTGTCCCCAGTCCCGTTGCTGGTGTTGAGGTTCGCCGAAAATGGCGGTCAGCGTTCCCATGACCTTTTCTTCATCCACCTCGCCGGACTCACCGACGAATGCCTGCAGGTTCACAGTCGGAACCCACGCCGCCAGTTGGTCCTTCGACAGGATGCTTGCCGCGTAGGTGCGGACCTGCATCTCCTGCAACCGTGGGAGGAGTTCCTTCTCTGCCTCGGAACGGGCATCTGCCCGAGCCTGTTCTGCAGCGGAAGCGACGGCCCGTTCCTGATCCGTCAACTTCTCCTGCTCGAACGCGGCGATGCGTTCCTGAAGTGCCTGCGCTTCTGCGGCAGTCAACCCGCCGTTGAAGGCAGTAGCGCGTCCCTCGTGTTTGCGGGACTGATGCTTCCAGTACGCGGCCTGCTGAGTCGGTTCCATCTCTGCCACAGGCGTGTTCGGAGGGAACCCTTCGGTACCCGTGTCGGGACCGTTCTGGCTTTCCGTCTTCTGAGTTTCGGTGGTCGATGTTTCGGTCATGCGATTTCTCCCCTGTCGGGATCGTTGTGCGCCCATGCCGGGCAACCCACTTGATGTGGGAAGACTGTGTTCTAGCGAGGACGGTGTAGCGAGAAACCGTCTTTCGGGAGGTCGGCGAGTTTCACGCGAACGTGTCCCGACCATGGGTCACGTTCGACTGCAGACTTCTTGACTCGGACCTTGACGATGGTGTCGCCGTAGCCGGACTGCGCTCCTGGCCGCCTGGTGAAGAACCCGTACGCGCCTTGCGATTCGACGTAGTACGCTTCCGTGCCGTCCGCGTACGTCGGGGCGAATCCGCCCTTCACGATCGACTCGGCGGCCTTCTTCGACGTCGAGTGGTACAGGGTGACCGTGCCGTCTTGGTTCTCCGTTGCGAAGTGTTGAACCGACTCTCCTGGTTCAGGCTTGAGGATCAGGCCGAGTTCGCCGTGTTCGTCCAACTGGTAGCGGGTCTTCTTCAGATCCCGACCGAACGTCGAACGTGGCATTCCCGATGCTTCACCCGCAGCCTCGTACAGGGCAGTCAGGTCATCCTCGTTGAGCTCCAGGCCCGGATCTTCGTCCTCGGTAACCGCAGCGATAGTGCAATTGCAGTTCGCGTGAATGGCTTTCAGTTCGCTGACGTAATACATGCGAGTCGCCGCCGCAATGCACAATCCGCACACGCCGGTCTTGGTGACGACCTCAGGATGAATGATCCGTCGGTAACCGATGATCGGGTTGTCCAGATCGACAGCCGCTGCAAGCACCTGCTCCTCGGCCATTCGTTGCGCCAAAACAGCATTGCCATCAACGAGATACTCGATGCGCTTGACGGCAGCTTCCGCGGCAGTCAAGTCGTCAGCACCGATCGACTTCTCGTACCGGTACACACGCGCCGGCCGATTGAACACCTGCACCGTCGTCGACTCTTCAGCCGTCACCCGAACGCGGCTCGAGGAGTACTGGACGTCGCGTGATGCGGCATCGGCGACACGAACCCGCGGCCGAGACGCCGCAGTGTCCGAACGCGGAACCAGCCGCACATCCTCCGGAATAACCGGGGTGACCTCGACACGGACACCCATCGCCGCAAGTTGCCGCGTCTGCGAGGCAACATGAATACGGGCGACCTGATTCTGAGCGGCCACCGTCACCTTCGCGGCCTGCGCAGTGAACTCCTCGACCTGTGTTCCGTCGTAGGGATCGACCGCATCCCACAATCCGGTGACACGTGCCGTCGCACGCGAGACCACGCTCTGCGTCATCTGCGCAGCCGACTCAACGGATTGCACAACCTGCTGTGTCACCGAAGGGCGAACTTGAGCTGCCGCATACAGTGCCGCGACCCCGGACGCCTCCGGCGATGTCACCGCTCAGCCTGCTGCTGAGGATAGAGAAGCTGATCCGAAATCAACTCCTGGAGATTGCGTTCCGCCTCCACCGGAGTGAAGCCCATGATCCGCGTCAACTGCTCACGCTTGGACATCACGCCCGCGGTCTGCGCAACAGCCGAAGCCTGCGCCTCCAACGAGTGCCGGCGGACCGGAGCCCACAGCAAACGCATACCGTCCACCCGGTCCTTCTCCCCAGCGAACGCGAACGCCAGCGCGAACACCGACAACCAGCCCGGAGTCATCCGAGCCTGACGGTCATCGACTTTGTCCTCCAGCGCTTCACGCATCAGAGCCGCGCCCTCGGCGGAGCCATTCGCCGCATCGGGCGTGATGATGTGCAGAGGCGTCCTAGTCGACGCAGCGAACTCCTTCACGTCATCGCGAACCGAATTGAGAATCGGTGTCAGATCGGCCTGCGACGATTCCCAGAACGTGAACCCTGCAGGGAGTTTCCACAGTGCACCCGGATCCGCCTGGAGCACATCTGCCAGATCCACATCGGGAGCGACCTCGTCGATCAATGAACCCGACTCCACAGGATTACCCGAGTCGTCGTCCTCGAAATCGCCGATCACCGCACGCTGACGGAAAGACTGGTACCAGGTGATGACAATGCGCTGTAGGATCGTGTCCATGATCCGGTCCAGCAGATCGAGATGAGGCTCGAACTCACCCATCCCCATCTTGTTGTCGAACCGCACGATCGGGATGCCGCCGAGACCAGCTATCTCGGTGAGCCGTTCGGGCTCGCCGTCCCATTCCCATTGAGACAGATCGAGGTGCCGGACTGACGTTTTGCCCTTGGACCGGCGTGCCGTGTACTTGACTCCGGGCAGGAACAGCAACGCCACATCCTGATCGGCGATGTCATCACGGTAGAACTTCAGGGCCGCCTGCAAACGGCCCGGACGCAGCGGGTCCGGCTGGCCGATGCACCACCGAGGATCCTCCGCGGTCATGAACGGCAACCCGCCAGCAGACGGAATCACCATCACATACGCCTCGGACATCGAGAACAGGTAGGCCTGAACATCCTTGTGCAGGGCCGCGAAGTTGCTCGACTCCTGAATGCGACGTGCCAGATCATCGCCGTCAGGCGTGTTGTCCTGAGTCGTCGCAACACCGTTCAACGTGCAGCGGTCGGTCATCACGTCGACACTCATCGTCGCGTAATTCGCGCGCGCCTTGCGCATCACCTTCTCGAACGCAGGCTTGTACTGATCAGCAACCTGCGGCAGCGGCGGCTTCCCTGTGTAGTAGTTCCACAGCAACTCCAGCCGTTCACGCCGGGTGACTGGACGCCCCTCCGACGAGTACGTGTCCCGTTGAGAATCAGGGATCCGCTCGTTGAACCGCAGCATCAAGAACCGAAGCCACCATTCCGGACTTCCCTGTAGAGGATCACGATTCATCGAAACCCCCTATTACCTGACGCGGTATGCAGTTCTCTTCGGACGACGACCAACACCCTTCGCGACGGCATCCAAACGGGCCTGCCACGCCAACACCGCAGCGACCGCTGCGTCGATCTTCTTTGCCGAATAATCGGACTCTTTGCCCAGCGCCAACTTTCCCGCCGACAATCGCCGGCGAGCATTGAGCACATGTCGGGTGAGAGCGAACGACCCGGAGTGGGTCATGTCCATATTCCGCACAGCGCCCTCGAGTTGTTCGATGGCACGCTGCACCAAACCGGAACGGCCACCGGTCATCCACCACTCGAACGGATGGTTCGCGTTCGACTTGATCGACACCTTCGACCCCCACTTGGCCTCCCACTTGTTCACGTGAGAACGCCAATCCTTACCGGGGTCCGCATAGAACGCGGCGACGGTGTACCTCTGGAACGACTGCGCAATAGCAGCCTCCAGGGCTGCAATGTTCGGCTGCCACTCCGGCCACGTCTTCGGATTGTCGTCGGCCTCGTCGACGAACACCTCGAACACGTGCCCATCCGACACCCGACACCCGATCAATGCGGTTGCGTCAGGCTTGCCCTTGAAGCGGCCGCGCGAACCGTCGAAACCCAGCGTGATGACATCCTTGTCCGACACCACCTTCATTGGTTCGTCGGCTTTCGGCCCACACGCCGACCACTCAGGCTGCGACAGCCACGCATTCGTAGCGTGAGTGATCTGGTTCAGGAAATCCGACAACGCCTTCTGGACGAGCGTGTCCGGATCCCAGATCGTTGCCTTCAGCGACCCAAGCGGTGACCACCCCGGGGCGCACGGTGGATCGTGGAGCACGCATCCGTCCGGGTGGTCCGAGGAGTCCCCGTACGCATATCGAAGGCCGGCGGTGAGCGAGGCATCGTCGGCCAGATCGGTTTCCGGTGGGGCTTCCCGGTGGTCGTAGAGAATGCCGCGATCCATCTTCGCGCGGCCCTCCTGCATTGCAGCCCACGCATTCGCGGTCCGCTCTGCCACCGAATCATCACCAGGAGTGAACGCATTCGGAGTCTCGATGAACGAACCGCCGATTTTCGCGGCATTCGACTTCATCGTCTCGTACATCTTCACGCCACCGTTGGACGGCTTCCATTCCTCCGTCTGGTCCATGATCGCGAAGCACGCCTTGTTGCCCTTCACGGACGACGAGCTGGACGTGATCGGCTCGATCTTCCCGTGCGGAAGGTTCACGAACCCCGACAGCGGCTCCAGCCCCGGGTACTCGTCGTACACAGGAGCATCGGAATGCAGCATCTCCAGCAGTGGAGTCCACGAGTTCTGCGTCTGCTTCTCCGACACCGCCGATACTTGAATCAACGGAGTGCGAACGGACGACCACGGTTTCCCCACCGGCTGCCCGTCTGCATCCCACCCATCGGGGACAATGTCGGCCAGACCCTCAAGGATCGCGATCGAGGACAGGAACGGCGACTTCCCCCAACCGCGGGCCCTGGACAGAACCCCGCGGCGGTAGATCCGCTCACCGGTCATCGGATGCAACTCGTAGTAGCGGAGGATGAACTCCGACATCTCCCTCGTCAAAAGATACGGTTCGTACTCCACCCGATCCGGTGCCGCGAGATTGTCCTGAATCCAGTCGATTGCGTAGTACCCCAGCGTCGGAACCTCACCGGGAGTCGAGGGCCGCCACGGCATCAGGCACCATCGACAGCCTTCAACGGCCCGAACGTCTGACGAGACGACGGCACCTTCGACGACCGCTTCTCATCTTTCGCATCAGCATCCGCGAACACCATCCGCAAACGAGCTCGATCCTCAGGTGTCGCACCGTACTTCGCGACCCGCAGACGAACCTCGGCAGCCAACGTCCACTGCCCCTTCGACCACATCGCGTGATGCATCAACGCAGTGTCGAGGAGGAAACTCCAGTCGGACTCGGTGAACGTGTCCGCCTGGGCCGACCGCTGCCAGATGCCCCACCACTCGACGGTCCGCGGATGCCACTCGATGTCGTCCGGAAGGTCGACCACATCGGCCTTCACGAACCGCAGGACAGTTGATCCCACGGGATCTTTGTTTGCCCGAGCGCGGCGAGACGCCGGCTTCGGAGCAGGGCCACGACCGGCCATTGTTACCTCCCATGTCGGGACACCCTGAGGCATCCCATGGCGGGAAGCTCAGTACTCGGAAATCGTGAGGCACCGCCCGAAGCGGTTGCCGGTCACCGTGATGTAGCGGGAGACGGAGTAGGTCTCGACCGACAGACCATCGACGGTGCGTTTCGTTCCGGTAGTCTCAGCCATTCGGAACCAAAGATGGAGACCGTCGCCGGACGGTGAGATCTCCGTGTATGTCTCGGGCAGCGCGTCCAGGAACCGTTGCGCGGCATCGGTGGGCGCTCCGTCGACGAGGCAGTGATCGAGGTCAATGCATCCGATGCCGTCGCCGAGGACGAACCCCTTGCGGCTGTGCGCTCGGACCTGCGCGTACTTCGACCACGTCCCCGGGTCGGTCGTTGATGCGGCCCGCCCATCGGGCTGCAGCGGAACCTTCGTTTTCCTGCCGCCACGTACGGCCGGCATCCACCGGACCCAGCGGTCGGACTCGCGAAGCTCCGATGGGATCGAACCGCGGTGCGCTGCGACTCTGCACCGCGTTGAGCAGTACGTCGGAATGCGACCCGGCTTGAAGAGGTCGAGAGGTGCCGAACACTGTCGGCAGATCGGCGACATCAGTTGGTGCAGTAGAAGCTCTGCGGCGGGGTGCCGGCGTCCAGCTTGCCGCGGCACCACTTGCAGTTGTAGTCATGGTCGATGCGGCCCATGATGCCTTCAGCCTCCTCGATCAGCAGGGGCAGTTCAGCGGCGGAGGCGAGGGCCAGCGCGGTGATGGCCTGCTCCCATGCGCCGAGGTCTACGTTCTGGTGCATCTCGACTGCGGCGGCGAGGTGGCTGGTGATGATCTGGTGGGTGTTCATGGCGGGCCTTTCGGTCGGGGGTACCCCAACCGTACGCCCGATTGGGCGTTAGGTCAACCTGTTCGGGCGTACAGTTACCGGCAACAACACGACCACCCGGAGGATCGCATGGAACAGTTCCTGTCCGTCAATCAAATCGCCGAACTCCTCGGCGTCAGCGTCAACAGCGTCAAGGGCTACCGAGCGAAAGGGTTGCTCCCCGAACCCGACGCCAGGGTAGGCAATGCGTTCGGATGGCGGAAAGAAACCATCGAAGCATGGAACGAACGCCGGCCCGGTTCAGGTGCGCGAACAGACCTGCGGCGCAACTGAACTCGCGTAACGACACAACACTCCTGACCAGCGGTTTGCAATAGGCGGTCGGGATGGACAAGAACCCGCACCACCGAAGAGCTCATCGCCACGAACGGCAGCCACCGTCGACCTCAAGGCCGACCCGCATTGCCCGGCAACGCGGTCCCCAGACCCGTAGCCGTCCTGAGCCACAGAGCGTTGCGCTGTCGCGTGGCACCCGGGGGGAGGGGTGGACCCCCTGGGGTGGATTGCTGGCCCTCAGTTCAACCCTGGGTGCCTTTGCTGTGCCCCAGGGTGTGTGAGCTTGGCTCGGTTGGCTCGTGCGCTCTGATGGCTTTGTTCGCCGGTCTTGGCTTTGTGGCATGGCCGGCAGAGCGTCTGCAGTACTTCGAACCTGTGGTCTGCCCTGTCGCCTGTGTGGTCGCAGTCCAGTGTCTCGTACGTGCCCTTGTATCCGCATGCCTTGCATCGGTAGCGGTCTCGGGCGTGTACTGCGCGTTTGATCTTGCGCCACTCACTGGCAGGCGGAAGGTCGGAGGATCGTTCACCTGTCCACATGTCAGCGATTCCGTGCATCACCCGGGTAATACCCGTTGACTCGGTAATGGAGGTTGGCGCAGTACCCTTCGGCGCGGCCTGGCATGTGCTCGTCCAGTTTACGGACGCAGCGTGTGAAATCTCCTGGTGTTCCCCATCGAATGGCGAGGCCGCCTTTGCCGGTGGTCCAGTACTTGCGAAGCTGTTCGGCGTTGCCGTCGCCGTCGCCTGGATTCGTATCTGCCATCAGAACCTCGCCGGCCTCGGTATGCGTTCGAGTAGGTCGTTCATCCGCCGCGTGTATGTCTGCTCGGCTTGTGTCTCGCCGTTGCGTCTGGCATTGAGCATGAGGTTGTAGGCGTTGGTGATTCGCTCGGTGAGGGACGGCATGGCAACCCCCTACGGTCGGAGCATCCACCAGCGGATCACACGGGCAACCAGTTCCGTCCACAGTTCGAGGAGCACGGCGTTACTCGAAGCTCTGGATGTTCTTCTGCAGGTCTGCGATCCAGGCATCGATGTCGCGTTGGTCTTTGAACCGAACCGTGAGGATGCGGTCGCCGAATCCCTCTGTCTTGGTGATCGTGAAGCTGTCGAGGCGTCCTTGCCACCGCTTATCTGCGTGGTCGGCAGTGAGGTGCACAGCCGATTGTAGGGATGCATGATCCAACTCGAGCAGCCAACGCGACACGGGCGATTCCAGCGGGAGTGCAAGTACGCCTGGTTCGTCGATTCGCCAGCCTGCCGTCACGGTGTGCTTGAGATCCCAGTCGACATCCCACAGGCGAACGAGCGGAGATGGAGGGCTGGCAATGAGATCACCGGCTGCAGAGATGCCCTGGCTGACTTGCTCGTTCACGCCTGGCATGTCCATGACCGTCTCCCTTGCGATAGCCAAATGCCGGTTCCCCTGGGCGGATTTGAAACACCGTTACCGCGACGGGGCCGCTTGCCGTTATGGCCGGACTCGAACCGTTCGTGCGCGGCGTCTTGGGCCGCTGGACTACAGAGGAAGTGGTGCCTCGACGCAGCACGGCATCAGCTCACGAAGCGAGGGGGTGTGGTGAGTGTGCGCTGTGCCGCGCCGAGGGGATTGGATGCGACTACCGGATTTTCTGACACGTGTAGCGCGTGGTCGACTATACCGCTTCCGACGTCGGAAAGCCACGTGCTCGTTCGCGGCGTGTTCGTGCTGGCCGCTTCTCCCAACCTGTGAAGTGGAGATGCGTGTTCTTTGACGCTAAACCCTCGATGAGGTCCATCAATCGAGGTCCAGGCTCAAACCATTCACGGCCGGCTGCGAGGAGGTCCGCAAACTCGCGATGTCGTTGTGCTTCAGCTTGCAGCGTTCCCACCTCTACGGCCAACAACACTGAGCCAGGGGGATACGAAGATAGCCGTTGGAAGAGATTCGAGGCGTAGCCAATTTTGATGTGCTCGCCTACGCGCAGGTAGTAGACGTACCCCGAAACGGTGCTGCGGGCTACGCGGCGTTGCAAGTCGGCTTCCTTCTCCGCTTCGACTGCCTCACGCCGCGCCACCAAGTCATCACGTGTCAGTTGAGATTCGCGCATCTGCTCGTCCACAATTGACCACACAAACAATGCGTGCTCCCTACATAGCCGAGCACCACGCCGTTGATACGACATGTCCGCTCCGGTCGTGCAGAGAAACCACGCGCACTGTTCGCGACTGACCGAGAACGGATCGTTCACTCCAACACTCCCTCCGGTAGCGGGCAGCCGATTGCTGCGGCGAGGAATTTGAAGTAGTCGGGTGACCATCGTGCGTCGCAGGAGAGGCAGATGCAGCCGTCTTCGTTGACTGCGAGGGCTGCTTGGCGTACCCATTCACCACCTGAGTCTGGGCGGTGGACGGTTTTTGCGTCGCAGGCTGGGCATGGTGCGACGAGTTCCCATTGGTGTTTGTCGGGTGGGTCGAGGAGTACGTCGGCTCGCTTGCACCAGCGCTGGATGTTGTCGGTCATTCGTTTCAGCATTGGTACGTCCTGCGGCCGCCATGTCCGCTCCGACAACGTGTACAGGCGGTCAGGGGTAGATGCACGTCCGTGCTCTCCAGTCCAGTCAGCGACCGTCGTATCGACTTTCTCCAGCCAGTCGACGGCGTCCACCCAGAGGGGTGGCATGGATCGTGCGACTCCGCCTAGTTCGGTGCCTTGTTGTCCACGGATGTCGGCGGTCATTTCGGTGTAGCGGGAGTCTCGTACGCCGATGCGGCGGCCGTGGTCGGTGTGGATGGTTCCTTTGCGCATTCCGACGAGGTCGTTGATTGCGTCGTGGAATCCGGTGGTGGTGTAGGCGACTGTCTCTGTTTGGGTTTTGTATTCGTTGCCGGGGTCTATTGCTCGGGTCTCGCCCATGGTCACACCTTCCGAACGGCCGTCGATACTACCGGATTCTACCACAATTAATCGCCAGTTACGTTGTGCCACAACATACTTCGCCGTCTCGCTCCCAACCGAACGGGTCGTTCGGCAGATCCTCGGTCTCCACGGTCTCACTGACTTCAACGCAGGTGACCGTGATGGTTCGGCGGACGCCTTGGATCGTCGGGAATTTGTAGCTCTTCCACTTCGTAGCGAGAGGGCCGAGAGCTGAGAGGTCGGCTATGGCCTGCTTCATGTCTCGATTGCCCTGCAGGTGGCGGGCTATTGCCTCCTCGCGCGTTCGTCCTGATGCGAAGTTCTCGTGATCGTCGGTGACGGTCGACCAAGACTCGGCGATGGTTACCTGCTGAGTCATCGCTCCGGCTCCTTATGTTCGACGGCCTTGACCGCTTGGTTCTGTTCGGCCACTGCAGCGAGCCTGCGTCCCACCGCGACCAACTCCCGCAGCTCGGCCAGGAGCTCGGTGCGGAATGCACGCTTCTTCATGCGATCCCCTGCCTGTTCGGTTGGTTCCGGTTCCGCCTGGGCCGCCGTGATCGAGTGACGTCGTTCGCCCACATCGGTGGCGTGGTCGATGGCCGCGGGAGTGCCCGCTGCTGCGGTGTGCGAGTGTCGGGCTCGGCGTCGAGTTGGGCACCGAGACCCGCGAATCCCGACCTGATCGCTTCCGCTGCAGTGGTGACAGATTCGGTAATGCCGTCGAAGAACGTGATCGCGGCGTGGATCATCTCCCGGGCGGACGGAAGGGCTGCAGCGACCTGGGCGGGGTCTGGGCCGACCGTAATCGTCCAACCGCCGTGGCCATCCGGTTCGTGCGACTCGACCCGCCCGAGGTGAACGACACCGTCGCCGTTGTCCCATCCGACTTGTTCGCCGCGGGCAAGCTGGAAGTCTCGATCGACCATGTACGGGCGACCGTCTGCTATTTCGTGTCGTCCCGGCATCTGGAAATCGGAGTCCATGCGTTCACGGATTCGGTTCATGTAGCTCGTGACCGCGGAGCTTGAAAAGGTTCGCGCCATCGAGTCGTCGAGCCATCCCATGTCGTCGAACGGGTAATCCGGCAACTGCCACATACCAACTTGCCGCCACGGTCCCGGCGTATTCGACCCGACGCACATGACCGGCGAATCGTCCTCGGCGTACACGTATCCGGGATCGAACTCACCGAACGAGCGCATGCCGTCGATGCGCTTGGTGATCGGCAGTCCATGCCAGTCGCGCCCGCACCTGCAGCGTTCCTGGTTCACATCGTGGTCGTACCCGGATCGGTTGTCGTAGTTCGCGAGCTGCTCGTCCACGAGTGCGTCGATCCGGTCGACGATGTCTACGTCGCTCATCGCTGGCCCCATTCCTGCCCGCATTCACAGATGCGGATCGTTTCGTAAACGGACTCGTCGGGCTCGGTTGTGGTCATGCCGCCGAATGTTCGGATCTCGCCCCGGCTGCCGTCGTCGTGTTCGATGACTCGAAATGGTCCTCGAATCGGTGCGGGTTTCGGTGTGCGCATCTGGTGCACTGCGATCCGGTCGCACGACGGACATTGCGTCCATGCCTCGAACCGTTCGTAGCCTGGGAACGCGATGCGGCCGATGTTGCCGATGCGGGTACGCATCTGGTTCATTTCAGCCGCAATATCGTTTGCGCCGCCCGATGATCCCCCGTAGATCGCCTTAAATGCGTCGCGAATCAGGTCCCGTTCGTCCCAGACGCAGAGTGCGATCCATACGACCAGCATGATGATCAAGGGGATTGCGAGCGCGGCGCTCATGCTTCACCCCGCTGCCCGGTTTCCCATCGACGTTCCGGCTCTTCGATAGCGGTGAGGTCCGTTCTGCCGAATCCGAACTCACCGTTGTTGGTGTCGGAGCGTGCTTTCCATTCGGCAAACTCCCGCTCTCGGTCCTCCTTCGTAGGTGCGGCAGTCGCCAGTGGCTCAGCTTCTGTCGTGATGGCTGCGATCTCGCGCCCGAGAATGGTGAGTCGAAGGTTCATGCGGTCAACTCCTCCGGCAGATCGCTGATGACGATTTCCAGCCCTGGTTTCTCTCCTAAGGCCGCCAATCGCTTCGTAGCGCGCAGATCCACAACACGCGCGTCATCTTCGAAGCACAGGCCACTCAGGGCGTCGAAAACGCCACGCACGAGTTTGTCGAGGTCCGGTTTCCGCAATGCCGGCGGTGTTCGTCGCTTCGGGGTCGAGACGGGCCGCGGCATGACGAACGCGAGATGGACGATCACGGCACCGGTGCGCAACGGCACGTGATGCTCGCGGGCGGTCCATGCGACTCGTTCACGCCACGGCTTGAGTGCCTTCGAGGATTCGATCATGCGTCCGTTGCCGACGTGACGCTTCGAGCCTTGGGGCGCGGGGATTCCCTCGACATGGAATCGGGTTGGCTCGGTCATTTCGCTACCACCGAGGAGGAATTCGCCCTGAACTCGCCCGCGTCTCTAACGTAAGAAGACGATCTTTTTCGTAAGTTGGTATCTACGTTCGTTCGTACGTTCGTACGTACGTTAAAGCCATTGTCAAGTTGAAATGGCAAATTCGAGTTTTGCCATAGTTTTGCCATCCGGTTTGCCATATGGCAAATCATGCGGTCCACCGTGCTTCAGCTCCCTTCTTGCCAGCTTCGGATCTAACCTCGGAGAGGGCCTGTTGCATTGCCCCGACGACGTTCCTGTTGCCCCAGTTCTTCACGCGGTACCCACCTTCGGCGACCTCCCATAGGCCCACCGTGACCAGCAGTTTTGCGTCTGCCTGCGTGGCGTGCACGAACGGTAGCGCCGACCTTTTGATCAGCCCATCCGTACCGTGTCCGGCCGAGTGGCACATCGACATCCAGTAGACGAAGCCCGCCTGTTTGCCTTTCGGTCCGAGGCTAATGAGATCGAGAATCTTGTCGTGGGTGGGCACATTTGTGTCAGATCTGAACCATGGAAGTCCTGGCATTCTCGACCTCCTTCGATGGCTCGAGCGATGCGATTTGACGGCAATCGATCCACCCGGACATGTAGTTTGCGTACGCGAATCGGCATTCCCAGCGCCCGCAGTACTCTGCGCATGTGCACTCGGCCATGTCGACGTCCAACGTCTCGTGATGCAGTGCGGCGATCGCGTTCCACAATTCCCGCGCCATTCGGTCGTGGGTCGTGCGCGACGAGACCGACTCGACCAAATCCGGACCGGGTGCGGTGGACGTCTTGCCGATGTTGCAATCCCTGCATGCCGCGACAAGGTTTTCGAGTTCATCGCGACCGCCAAGGGCTTTCGGTATGACGTGATCGATCGCGAGAGGCGAATCAATTGCCGCGACTCCGCAGTAGTAGCAGCGGAAGTGATCGCGGCGTAGTACCTCGAATCGCAGCCGTTTAGTGACTGCCATGCCGTCCTCCTTCCAGAATCAGGCGCTCAGGACTCCCGAGCGGAAACGTCAGCGCGCGTTCGGCATCCGACTCCTGCAGCGCCAAATACAGGCCGTAGCAGGCAGCGACGATGACGGCGGCGGAGATGAGATAGAGGGTCATTGGATTGCCTCCCGTGCCCACGCTGCCAATTGGTCGGCCCACTCGGCTTGCTCGACGTTGCCCATGCTGCGATGGAACTGGGCAGCGTTGACGTGATAGTCGATCAAATCCTCGGCCGTGCATCCTGGCGTCGGGTCGATCAATAGGAATTTCACGATCCCTGCAATTGCCTGCTGCATCGGATGGGCACTCATCGCTCCCCCTCGACTTCCCGCACATGCCCCGCGTGCTCCCGAACCGCGTGCGGCGTATGCCAAATCGGGGTGGACCACTTCTCGCAGGTGCACCACCATCGACTGTCGCCGCGGGAGAGTTGTGCGGAGAAGTCCTCCTCGAGCTCGTGCACGGTCATGGCTTCTCCACCGCCTCGAGTGCCGCGACGGGGTAAATCTGCACCGAGCCGGGTTCGCGTTCCGATTCCACGCACACACCGTCAGCAGTCAGCGTCGTGGAGTAGTGGCCGACGACGATCCCCTGCCACGATGCGCCTTTCGTCTTCCGGACGCGGGTTCCGATCGGGTAGCTGCTCATGGCTTCTCCCCCTCGGCGACAGCAAGTTCGGCTGCCTCCATCGCTGATGCGTCATCGTTCGCCGGGAAGAAGCAGTAACCCTCCTCCTCACCCTCGTTCGGGTGCTGCCACCAGACCCCAGGCATTCCGCAATTCGGAGCGAATGAGTGGCGCTCGTACTCGGGGTGTTGTCGGCTGTCGATGTACGCGAGATGTTCCTCGCAGGCGGCGCTGACGCTGCCCGAATCGAGCCACATCAGATGCCACACAGCAGGTTTGTCGCAGTCCGGTCGATCAACACCGAAGCCGCAGGTCGTCTCTCCCCACCGCGGTTTCGTGCCGAGTTTCAGCGGTGTGGTCATCGTCGAACCCTCCGGTAGCCCTCAACGTGTTGCAGATAGTCCGACGGGGGTAACGCATCGCCGCTGCAGAGTGGCGTCCAATGTGATTCGTAGAGGCCCCGATTGGAGAACACCAGCCGATGCTTCGGGCATGTCGGCAACCAGCGACCCAATCGGGTTTGCAACATGAACGGATGCGGGACCACATCGTCGATGTTGCGACGTTCGGCGCTCACGACTTCTCCCCCTCAGCGGCAGCAGCGGACGCGAGTAGGGCAACCCCAAGGTCGTGGGCCTCGTTCGCAGTGAGACGCGCGAACGGGTAGAACTCTCCATCTGGCGAGGTCTCCATGGCGTCGTCCTCATCGAACGTGAGCCTGATCTGAGGACTTCCGCGGTGACGTTCGACCGTCCATCCACCGTCGTCGGTCCACCAGTCCTGGAATAGATCGCTCGGAGGATGCGACTCGGGCAGCTTCACGATGCTGTAGCCGGCGTCCGTCAGCTTCGACACCACATGCGCAGCGAGGTCCGTGAGCGTCATGGTGTTCGGGAACGCTCCCCAGAGTTGCCCGTCCTCGCGCGTGCCGGGTGTTCCTTCTCGGCCCTCAGTTGCGACCTCCCGCATTCCGGCCGCGATGGTGTGTGTGGGGTTCGGTGTGCTCACAACACCACCCCCGAAGCAGCGGTGGCCTTCTCGCGGTAGTACCAGCCATCCCAGAAATCAGGCACAAATGGGAAGTCGAACAGGATGCCGTCGAGCTTCCGTGAGACACGTTCGACACCCTCAGGAGTGAGCGCGTGCGATGGGTTCACGAGCAGCGACACTCCATCCCATGTCCACCTCCATTCCCCGCCGTACCGTGTGTCGGCAACCGGAAGTAGATCTGCGTACTTTGTCAGCCCGCGTTCCTTGAACGAGAACAGCCGATAGGACCCGAGAGTCACCACCGTCTCGCCGCGCTTTCGACTCGCCCAGATGGCCTCAACCCTGCGACCATCGAAGGTCTCGGGCGCGAATGCGTATGGCGTTCGTGACGGCGTGAACTTCTCCTGTTTCGTGAGGCTCATGGTGTCTCCTGTGGGTCGAGGGCAGCGCGGATCAGCCCCGCCACTTGGTAGCCGTCTGGATCGAGGTCGTCCGACACGTGGACGGATTCGACGATGGCCCGTACTCGTGCGATGGTGTTGTCCCGTTCCCGCACCGCAGCCAACAGAGCCGGGATGTCCTCACGGGCATGAGCAATGAACTCGGCAGTGTCTTTGTCGCCCTCGCAACTCAATGTGTTCAGGTGTTCCCGCCAGCGCAGGACGCCGTCCACGTAGTAGCTCTGCTTTCCCGCGAAGTCTTCCCACCGCTCGACGGTCCACGGTCCTGGTGTCGCTGCCGCCAGTCGGGCTTCGATCGCCGCGAACTCCCCGGGGGTCATGACTTGGTCCAGTTGCGCGGGATGTAAGTGCCAGGCAGTCCCGAATGCTTTAGTGCGTACGCATCCTCGTAGCCATAAGCGACCAGGCACGACGGCGCACCAGCATTCGCCTTCGCGCGTTCACCGTTCGGATAGTGAAAGTGCAGCCGCCCGTGAAGAAACAGGATCCCGGATGCCTTGTTCCATACCTGCTCTACAAAGCCCGCCGTCTCGGTACGGGCGAAAACCAGAGCAGTTCCGTTCCCATGCGCAGCTAACTTGTCGAGCCACTTCCACGCCTCCATTCCGTACGGCGGGTTCAGCCACACTCGATCGGCCTTGTCCCATTCGGCCGCAAGACCGTCTTCGGGCAGGCAGATCAGTCGGGAAGCTGTTGGCCAGTTCGGATGTGCGCATGGATCAAGTCGAAAGTGCCCTAGAGCGTCGATGATGTGCAGCGGTGTCAACCACGTTGTTGTCTCTGCACGTGCTGAGTGGTGCGATCCCATTGACCGTAGCGACGTTGTCATGCTTGGCCTCCCGCAGCGCGAGCATCGAGGTCACGCAACAGCTTTTCGCCCAGCGCATTCGATGCAACGTCATCACCGATGAGGTGGTCATTGATCGTGTCGCGAGCCGTTGACATCGCTTCCCATGCGGAATACAGCGCGTCGACTGTTTTGTCGAGCACGTGGGCGAGATCACCAGTCGCCTGCGTCCTGGGCACGATGGCGATGTTGGGGAGGGCAGCAACCACAGACGCCACATGCTCAGCGTGTTCCGAGCGGGGGAAGATGCCGTACGACACCCAATCGCAGCCGAAGCAGCCGACGTGATCAGCACCCTTCTGGGGCGCGAACTCGTGCTGTGCGAGTGCTTCCGCCAACACCCCCACCACACCCGCGGTCATGATTCACCCCGAACAGCGCGACCCATCGCAGCAAACGCCGCCATCATCTTGCGGGCCGCAATGTTCACTCGCATACCCACAACCGCAATCCGCACATCCGGCAGATCCAATAGTTTTCGCTGCTCGTCGTACGTCATCTCGCTGTAGGTCTTCACTTTCCCCACCCCCTATTCAGTTCATCCGCAGCCCAATCCGTCCACGTGACATTCGTGCCGGGCACGTTCTCGACGCCGTAGCACGTGTGCTGCGTACGGCCTGGATTGCCATAGGGCACGAGATACCCGAGCAGCCCGGCCGCCGCTGCGGTGTACGAACCACTACGGAGACGCGCGAGCCAGTCCGTCGACCGCAACGCATCGAGGCCCTTGAACGGATCAGACTGGTTGAGCTCCAAGGCTGCGTACGGAGACACTCCCGCTGCGATGCGCCGGGCCGGACTGAACCGATCGGCCGAGCAGATCAAATCTTTCGGATTGGCCAGTTCATAGACGACGGTGCTCGCCGGCCACTTCCCATGCGACGAGTGCAGCCCGAACCCCGGCGCGGGCACGATCGAGTCACCCGGTGCGCGTGAGGGATTCGCGATGTTGACGACGAACGCGACGTCGAGTTTTGACCCGTTCGGATTCAACCACTCACCGCGCTCGACCCGCTCGAGGAACCGGGAGGCGACGATGCCGCCGAGACTGTACGAGATAATGCCCGCGCGGTTCGGCGAGTTCCGCACCTGTCGGGCGAGATCCTGAACGCCGATCTCCACGCACTGATCCATCGGCACACCACGGCCATCCGCTGCACCGATGCGGCCAATCGTGGCTGGGTAGTTGACTTCTCCGAGATTGAACTTGGCACGGTTGAGTTTTCGCGTCACGAGCCCGCACATGTCACTCAGTGGTCCGCGTGCGTTTCCGGTTCCTCTGATCACTTTCACGTCGATCATGCGCGCGCCTCCTTCGCTTGGACGCGCACGACGTCACCCGGGCGCAGAGTCGCTGATGTCGACCACTTCCCGTTGCGTCCGTGCACGGTGAATCGGTCGCCGGTCTCGTCGGGGTCGTAGGTGAGGCCGGTGAAGGTGAAGTGCTCACCGGTGCCGCAGTCAACAGTCCGCCCGCGGTGAATCGGGGTGACCAGGTTCTCGACTTTGACTTCGGTCCACTCGGGGTCGCTCATGACGCCGCCTCGAATCGGATCGAGCACACGCGATTCATGGCCGCGGTGTTGGCTTCGAGCGCGAGTGCCAGCGCGTGCATGACCTCGACCTGTGCGAGTTGCGCCTGGATCGCGGCCCGCATCGGATCGGTGGGGTCCATCGAGAGGGTGGCGTCGGTGACTCGGCCCTCGGAGAAGAGGAGATGGTCGTCGATGGCGCTCATGCTGGCTCACCGCCGTTCGCTGGCTCGTTCACCTTGGCGAGCTCGGCGGCTTTCGCTTTGCCGGCCGCACCGATGCGCTCACGATGCGCACCGAGGTTGAACGACTTCAGTTCCTTGCTGACGGCATCGAGTCCCGCGCGGTCGGTGGCGGCCTTGATGCTGGCGATGATGTCGTCGGCCTGCTCGGGCGTGATGACAGGCAGGGCATCGGGCAGCGGTTCGACGACGTACGGTTTGCGTTTGCCTCGGGTGATGGTGAGCGCAAGGGTCAGCTTCTTGTCGATGTCGGACATGTGCGAGATGCGGATGCCGCCGACTTTGTCACTGCCGAAGGAGATCTCGGGGTCGCGGTAGATCATCATGCGGCGGCCGGCGTAGGCACTGGCTTCGGCACCCCAGGCGTTGATGAGGACGCGGATCATGCTCTTGCCCGGGCGGTATGGCCTACGAGGTCCGAACTCGGCAGTAACGATCTCGACGGGCTGCTCGGCGCTCCCCTTCCGCGTCTCGGTGATGGTGACCACGCGCGGCCCGGACATGAGGTCATCTGCGTTGATCTGGTCAGACTTGGGTGCTGCTGCTTCGGTGATATCCATTGTCAGAACCTGATTTCGGTGAGTTCACGGTCAGTGCTGGGGAATCCGGCGATCTCGTCTTGGTAAATCGAAATCATCTCGGCGGCGTTGGCTTCGAATGCGCGGCCGGCGGCGAGGATGGCGTCGAACCAGCGCTGGTCGGGGTAGACGCGCTTGACCCACAGGGGCATTCCGCCGCAGTAGGAGACGTAATCGATCCACTTGCGGCCGGACACGAGCAGTCCCGTTTGCAGTTGCGGCATGTTCTCCACCGGCGGATGACCGGAGAGGATGGTCGACAGATGCTTCTTCGGGCGGCGGCTCTTGATTTCGATGAGCCCGTCGTCGCCTACCAATCCATCCGGCGAGTACCCGAGCTTGATGCCGCTGTCCTCGTAGGTCATGAAGCCGACCTCGGCGACAGGTGCATAGTGCTGGCTGTACTTGTCACGGGCCCGGGGCTCGTCCTCGACGCCACGCATCATGTCGTCGCTGACGAACATGTCCTCGGTCCACCCGGTGATGCGTTCGGCGACGAGCATGGTGGTCAGGCCACGCGACACATCGTTGCTTGCAGTCTCGAACACGATGCCCGAGGAGCTCTTACGTGCGATCTCGGCTCGCTCGGGATGCATCGACTTGATGGTCCCGGTGCCGGTCTTCGACTTGCTGCGGCACGGTTCGTTCGCGAGGGCACCACAGGGGCAGTCGTAGTCACCGGCCGAGAGCTTCCGTGTGGTGATGAGATTGCCGACGATCGAGGCCGTGACGATGCCGCGGCGTTGGCCGTGCCAAGCGTCAGAACCTTGCTCGAGGTCCGGGAGCGTCGTGCGTGTTGGTCGGGTGAGGGTGTCGCTCATGATGGGACTCCGTTCGACTGAGGGATGGCGGCGAGGAATGCGGCCATCGGAAATGTTGGGGTGGCCAGGGTTTCGCCGTCACGGGTGAGCGTGAGGCGGATGCGGCCATCGGGTTCGGGGGTGATGTCGACGGCATCGAAGCCGGAGTGGAGGGTGGTCATGCTGCCACCGCCTTCGTGATGTGGGCCAGAATTTGTCGGCCGATCTCTTGCGTATAGGCCGGCGGGATTGACTCGGACAGCTCGCGAAGGGTCATCCAATCGACGTTGCCCATCGCTCGCTGCTGGGTCTTGAGTGGAATCCGCCAGACGCCCACCTCGACGGTCTTACGGAGGTTCGTTCGATTCGTCGCAGGCGGAAAGCGAGGGGTCCATACCGAGTGGTCACACTCAGGCTGCTCGAGATCCATGTTCGACTCGAACATTCGGTGGCGCTGGACGTCGAGACCGAACATGGACCCGCACAGCCGGATTGGGTCACGCAGTTCAGCCCGCGCCGTCTCGACGTTCTCGATCACATACGGCACGCCTACTGCGGCCAGAAGTTCTCTGGTTTGCGGAATCAGATTTGGGTACCCGTCGCCGACCCCGTGGCCCTTCCGCCTGTAAGCGGTGAACTGCTGACAGGGCGGCGAGGCGTGGACGGCGTCGTACTCGTGACTATGGGCCGCGAGGTATTCGAGGGCGTCACCCTGGTGGAACTCGAACGGGTAGTTGGGTTGTGGGTTGATGTCAACGCCGGTGACATCGAAACCCGCACGGTGGTATCCCATTGACGCACCACCCGCACAGCAATAGAGATCGAGAAGCTTTGGTCGAGTCATACCGACACCCGCTTCCGTGCCCGCTCGGCCGCCTGCTGCTGCAACCGTTCCGCCCGTGCATCAGCGGCGTCCTTCTCGGCGAGGGACTTCGGCCATTCGCGGTGCCGGGCCTCGTACTGGTCGTCGGTGGAATCGTGGTGCACGTGTTCGTCGATGCGTCTGGTCATGCGACACCCCTTGCGTTTGCTTTGGCGCGGAAGGCTCGTTTGGCGCATGGTCGACAGCTCCAACTCCCGACGTTGCTGATGGTTCCGGGCATGTCGGCGAGAGTTGCCCCGCTCGGCCGGATGATGCGACCGCAACCACCGGTGCACGGCCTCGGCCTGGTCAGGCGATTGATCGGTGGTCGCTCGACCGCGGGGATTCCGGCGATCTTGCGGAGTTCGGCGAGTGCTGCTCGGCGTTCACCGGCCCGCGTGGTGACATAGACGCCGGCCCAGACGCCGTAGTGGTCGTCGCCGTCCAGTGCTCGTTTCGCGCACTGCCTCCGCGTCGACAGGGGGCATGTCTCGCACACGGCCTGCGCTTTCCTGATCTGCCCATGGACTTCTCTGCCAGCCGAGTCAGGGAAGAACAGGTCGGGCGGAACCTTGGTGCACGGCGCTCCGGTCCAGTCGGTGTTGTCGATGAGCGCTTCGGGGATGACAGTCATGATGCGACCGCCAATGGCTCGGTCCATGCGAGGAGGTCGCCGACAGTGTGATCGTCGGGAACCATTGCGGCGAGGGTGAATACCAACGCCAGTACTCGTTCCTGCGACATGCCGACGAGGTCAGCCCACAGCGCGCCGGGACTTTCCTCTCGGACACGGCAGACCGCTTCGGCTGCATCCTCGATCGACTGCTCGACGAGTTGGTCGACGTCGCTCGGTGCCGGGTAGGTGACTTGGTTCGGTAGCGGCACCAGGGCTGGTCGGTTGTTCATGCGGGCGAACCGGCGTGCGAGTCCGTCCTCGGTGATTCCGAGTTTGGCTGCGATGTTGGCGTCACTGAAACCCATCTCGTGGAAGTGCCCGTACTCCTGGAGCCAGTGGTCATCCAGTGGTCGTCTACTCATGGTGTGATTCCTAGAATTCGGTCGAGCTCGAGCTCGTAGGCATGGTCAATAAGTTGTCCGTCGTCGTGCTCGTCATCCATCGAATCGACCTCCCCCGGGCGCAGCGCACGTCTCGTCGAACGTGTGCATCTCGGAGCACTTCGCAGTGCACTTCGGTGGCGCGGATGATGTTTCGAGACGGGTGATTTCGCGGTCCAGGTACCAACGCGCCTTGCGTAGGTCCTCCATGCGGTCGCCCTTCTCTCCCGCGCGCCAGACATACTTGACCGCGTTGCCGAGGTTGAAGTTCATGTGCTCAGTGATCTGAATGCACTCGATGCCAGACGGATGGCTGGTGTAATGCGCGGGATGTTCGACTGGGTCGGCGGCGAATTTCTTGACGGTCTCGCCCCACTTTTTCGCGTCCATAATCACCACGCCGCCCAGGTCACAACGCCGATGAAGATCGACATGACCGCGCACCACAGCGCAACGGTCACGGGATTGCCGCGGCGTTCGTACACGTCCTCGTCACGCTCGGTCGGCCAGTCGTTCGACACGACGAGGGTGAGGTGGCGGGGTTCGACGAGTTCGCCCCGGTCGACGGTGAAGTGAGTGCTCATCGGTTGACCTCGATGGCGGCGAGGCGTGCCAGGTCGGCTCGATACTGGCGTTCGTGGTTCATCCAGATTCGGCCTTCGATGCCGGTCGCATTGGCGATCGAGAATGCGGTCGCGACATCCAGCTCTTCCTCGCCTGCGATGAGGCACAACATGAACTCGACTGACGCATTGATCCGCTTGGCGAGCCATGACGCATCGCGGTTGTTGTCTTCGAGCCACTCTTCGATGTACTCCCCCGGCGCAACGGCGTAGTTTGTCTCGCTCATGCCGCGACCTCGTTTCGCACGATGATCTCGTCGCCGTACGCCCACGTCTTCACTCCGCCGGCCAACGTCAACCGGAACAGTCCCCCGCGCGGCTTGCGGACCTTCGCGGAGATGATGCCGGGATCGTCACACCGCGTCAGGGTGATGACTTCGCGGGTCGATTGCGTTGGGACAGTGATGATCACCAGTCCGCTCCTTCTGTGAGTGCCTGGTCGAGAGAGTCCGCGATGGCCAGGTGCTCGTGTGCGATCTCGCGGACCTGATCGATGAGGGTGTTGTCGAGCTGGTTGGCGTTGATCCAGGTGCCGTTGCCGAGGCCGTCTTTCGTGTCGGCGCGGACCATGCGATTGCCGCCGGATCGGGTCTTGGTGATGAGGATCTTGTTGTCGGTCATGGTCGGACCTGCTCGTATGTCTCGATGAACGTCTTGTTCTTGCAGGGATAGAAGCCGTTGTGATCACGGATGATCCACTCGCCGGTGTCGATTCCAAGCCACTCGCAATTCGCATCGACGAAGATCGCGCCGGTAGAACCCTGCTCACGCAGTCGGCGGGCATGTAATGCGCCGAGCTGCTCCTCTGCGAGATCACTGTCAGGTTCGATGAACAATTCGACGATCGCGTTCGCGCCGAATCCATCTGCGGCTCTGGTCGCGAAGTCGACGACATCGTCGTAGTTGTCGCCCTTCCATTGGATCGCTTCGACCACGATGGGCTTCTTGCGGTATTCCTTTGCACTCATTTGTTTCTCGTTTCGTTTGGGGTGCCGGGAGCAGGACTGCTCACCGGCACCGGGGAACCCGCGCCACCCAGCCCGGCGGCAGCGGGTAGATCAGAGGCAGCACGTGCAGCTTCGGTATGCAGGCCGAGAGCACGCACTGTTTTGCGGGAGTCAGGGAAGCCGAGCATGCACAGCAATGCGCAAAACGTTTCAACGACCATGTTCGGCAACGCGACTCCGACGATCAGGGCATCCAGATCGCAGTCCGCGCCCATCGGGTAGCCGTCGTAGACCTCGCCTCGGGAGATGAAGGTCATGACGGGCCTTGCATGATTGCGTCCTCGTAGTCCCACTCAGCCTTGCGAAGTGCCTTACGGCTCGGACGCACGTTGTCGGCAGTGACCATGAACGCGAAGGCGGTGGAGATTGCGGCGACGATGAACGCAACGATCGAGATGAAGACGTAGGGCCAGCCGGCTACCGCTGTCAGAACTATGCCGGTCGCGACCACAACGAGGGAGAGTGTCGACATTGCTACCAATGCGCGCCGGACGCCGAGGTCATGCTCGATCGTCTCGCGGGCTAGTTCCAACTGACGGCGAGCTTGGGCTTCCTTCATGGGCATGGCCTGCGCTTTCGGTGACAGAGATTTGGGTTTCACTGGCGGTGAGTACGTTCCGAGGTCGCGTGCGATGAGCAAGGCGGCTACGGCTATGTCTCGGATGTCGTATTTATTCGGGACGCGATTCGGCATTTCGCGCGCGAGCATGGTCTCCATGACCCGAAGGTGTTCCGCGTTGACGATTGCGCTCACCCCGTCACCTGCCAGAGTGGTGACGCGGCCATCCCGCCGAGCAACATGGACACGAGGATCAGGTAGGGACGGAGGTAGCGGAGGGTGCGGCGGATCATGAGGCACCATCCGATGTCAGGTACTCGATATGCCAAGTCGGGTGGGCGTATTCGATCCGAGCGGAGTCGTCGAACTGGACCTTGAGAGTGCCGCCGTTGGCACCGATGATCACGCCTTCACGTGGGGGGAACTGCCAGTCAAACCGGATCCGTTGACCCACTCTTGCCGGCACCTTGTACGTGCGACGGATGTACTCGAGTCCGGCCACGTTCTCGTCGCGACTCATGCGATCACCTCGATGGGTGTCTCATCGCGGGCGATGTTGTCCGAGGAAAGCGGCCCGCCGTGGACCGTGACATCCCAGTGCGCGCCGCGATGGATTGCGAGCGCCACATGGATCGGGTCGCCTGTCGTCCACCGGATCTGCGCGCCCATCGGCAGTGCGTCCAGTGCATCCCGGACCGTCTCCCAATCCCCCTCGAGCACGCGGGGTTCGGCGGTCAGTACGAACGTCGGCAAGGCGTACGGACAGAGCGGTGTATGGCCGGTGTGGTCACAGAAGAAACCGACGTGCTTCATGCCCGCTGGCGCGACGACTTCACTCATGGCCACATCACCGCCACCGCAGTCACCAGCACGGTCAGCACGACCATCACCGACGCGACACCCAACGCCAGAATCCGGGCATCCGACTCATGCCGAGCCCACTCGTCGTCACGGATCTCCCGACGATGACGAGAACGAAGATCGGAGTAATCGGGGGTAGTCATGCGGATGCCTCCAACTCGAAGTTCGTCGCGATCGCATCCCAATGCGCCTTGTACGTCGACGCCAACGGGGAATGCGAACGACCCAGACGAGTCGCGATTTCACGTGCTCGCACAGTCGGATTCGGATACAGGCTCGGACGGAACTCGGTGCGGCGACCGTCATCCGTCGACGCGGTGATCGTGGTATCGGTCCGGGAGAGGTGGACCTTGAGGGCGGTCATGCTGCACTCCGATCCGACTGAGCGCCATGGCCGTACTTGCTTCGCACAACGCGGGTCAACAGTTGAATCACGCTGTCCGGTATCGGCTTACTTGCTAACTCGACTCGAAGTACCGCTGCCCTACGGTCGATCTCGGCGCGCTCGGTAGCAGAGATGCTCATGCCGCCACCTCGCCCGTGAAGTACTGAGGTTCGATTGCAGATCCGAACACGCCCCATGCGCGATCGAACAGTGCGCGATCACGCTCGGCGTACGCCGCAACTTCACGGTCGGCACCATTCACGAACCGAACCGCCTTGCCTGGCTCCTTGTCGTGGAGCTCGCGGTACTGCTTCTTGACGAGTGCGCCCATGGAGCCGGCAAACTTGCGCTGCCCCGCTGCGTTGACGCCCTTGCCGTCGAGATAGTCCGACACTGTGAGCGTCCGCTTGAGCGGATCGATCTCAGGCTCTTCACCTAGAGCGACTGCGACCTGATGCCGCACCTTTGTCTCAAGCCAGTTGTCGTCAACGAGACCCTTGGCGAGTGCAAGCACCCGCATGTTCTGCTGCACCTTGGTAGCCAGAGTGTCGAGTTGCGACTCGGATGCGTTCGGGTTGATTGCACCGCCGTCGTGGAAGTAAGAGTCAAGCGCCTCGGCCGCCTCGCGCTGGAGAGCGACCAGCGTTGGTCGGAACTCTTCCTTCACTCGGCTCTCGTCGAGAGTGGCGAGGTACATCGTGAGCGTCTTGCGGTCGACGCCGACCATCTCGTAGGTCTTGCCGTCCGCACCAGTCGTGTCGAATTTCGACACGACTGCCCATGACTTACCCTTCAGTTTCTGCAGCTGCGCGGAGTAGGCCATGCCGAGCATCTCGACGACGGGCTTGAATGCCGCGATAGGCTTTCCGTCAACGAGAGTTGCCGCGATGCCGGCCGTCCCGTCTACCGGGATTGTGACTAGCTGCGTAGAGTTGGTCACTGACGTTCCTTTCTGATTGTTCGGTTGCGTCTCAAAGCCGTCACCTGTTCCCGCAGGTGGCGGCTTTTCCTATGCGGCTGCCGTCTTCTTCCGAGACGCAGTACGCGTCGTAGTAGGCGACAGCCTGGGAACGAAAAGCGTGCCAGGAAGGACGCGGAGCGCCTCCTCTATGAGCGCGCCAATCTGCTTCGTGCACGTGGTGCGTTCTCCGGTCACAAGCAAGTGAATGAACTGGCGGGAACAACCGACGTAGCGGGCAAGACGCGCCTGCGAGAAGTCGGCATTCTCCATGTACTTCACGAGCAACTCCGGGTCGCGGACTTGCATCCAAACCCCTCTCGATCGTTTGCGCCGTGTGGTCGCGTTCATCAGTTTGCCTCTCACCCGATTCGTTGTCAACAAGTTCGACTCAGATAGTGGCATAGCGGTTGACGTTTGGTCAACACTTACGCCGTTGTGATTCAGCACGTCGCAGGTCATGGGCGGATGGACTAGTTGCGAGCTAGTTGACAGAATGTTGCGCGTACACAGCTTTTCCTGGTTGACGCCGGTCGAATCCGCCGGTGGTAGTTCTATCGATAGTGCAGGAGTCTTCTCAACGTGCACGAGTTCAAGCGCTTCATTCAGAAGCAACTAGACGACCAAGGCCTGCGGCAAGCAGACCTTGTCACCCGTTCTGGGTTGACTCGCTCGCACATCTCCAAACTGATGCGTGATCAGCGGGACCACCTCGGGCAGATGCCCGACAAGGAAACGCTGGAGGCCCTTGCTAAGGGCTTCGGCATTCCAGTGGAACGAGTTCGCACCGCAGCGGCCCGTTCGCTCGTCGGCTACGTCGACGATGGTTTGCCGATCTCGCTCGAGCTTGGAGAGGTACCGACCGATGCATTACTGAACGAACTCAAGAGGCGAATCGAAGCCTCCAACAAGGGAGCGAGCTATGACGAAATCACGCAATCGCGGACGCAAGAGGGCAGCCAGGAGCACGGCGGCGCGGGCCGCAGCGCTCGCCGGACAGGAGCCCCCATAGTTGCCGCACCCGCGGCCACTGAGCCGGTCGTCTACCGACCGAAGAAGCACGACAAGTCCGACGCCTTGATCGACGAAGATCAAGGCTCACAGGCTGACCACGAACTCGCCGCACGCAAGGGCGAGACCGAGGACGAGATCCGCGAACGCCTCGGAATCCCCTACGAATAGAGGGAATTTCCCCAGGTCGGCTAATTACACGGGCGTAGTTTGTCGGAGGCATACCGCATGGTGTGTTCTATGACATGGCACCCGTGGCGACACCTCCGAGACGAGCATCCACACGTCCACGTGGCGTACCCGGATGGCGGCACAGGTTGCCTCGGAACATGGACGGCCGACGGCATTCAGATCAACCGGCGCTCGAACCAGCGCGAGCGGCGCTGCACCCTCACTCACGAGATCGTGCATGTCGAACGCGGCCCGGTGCCGGCCGATCTCCGGCTCGCCATGCGCGAGGAAGAGATCGTCGACCGGATCACCGCCGAGCGCCTGATCGAACTCGATCGGCTCGTCGACGTCATCGCATGGAATCGGTACCGCATCGACGACGAGGCAGCCGAGGAACTCTGGGTCGATCTACCCACCCTGCTCACCCGCGTTCGGAATCTCACCGACGACGAGCGCGCATTCATCGACGAAGAACTCGAACGGAGACAGCCGTGAACGCCACCGAGCTATCCATCCTCGAGATGGAAAAACGCTACTATCAGTACGCCAGCTCCAAGGAAGAAGCGATACGGAATGAGTTGTCACTCAGCCCAATTCGCTACTACCAAAAGCTCGCTTCGATCATCGACAACCCCGAAGTGATCGCTGCCGAGCCAGTGTTGACCGGGCGACTTCGGCGCATCCGGGATCGAGCTAGTGAACGTCGATGTCATCGCCCGAGAAGCGCCTAGTCCCGACCGATGACGGCTTGATCGTCACCGTCACCAACTCTCGAATTATCTGGCGACGGTCGTGAACCTCCAGGTCATCAATCCACCGCTTGCGCGCGTCCGGACCTGCGAGCGATACAACCAACGGGGAGTACGTGGTGGCCCGCAGTGTCTGCTCATGCTCAACGATCATCCGATCCAACTCGGCCTTGATCCCCTGCGCCAGGTCGAGATCGATCTCACCTCGAGCAACCTTGCCGGCCAGTTGACTCCGGCGGGTCCGTGCATCTTCGATAGCAGTCAAGTCCACACTGGGCCGGTCATCCAGGTCGACAAGCACGTCCAGGCTTTCCAGGCGTCCGATCACAGCTTCGGTCACAAGGTCATCAACGAGTTCGACCCGGCGTCGAACGCACGAACCCTCAGAGCACTGATATGTCGGGGACTTCAACGACTTCGGCCCGAAGAACCGCACCGGGGCCCGGCACACCCCGCACACCGCGATTCCCGTGAGGAGGTGCTTCACCGTGTTGCCGCGGGACGTCACTCGAGAAGGGTCAGCCAAGATGCCGAGGATGCGGTGGTGCACATCCTCGGAGAACAGGGCATTCCAGTTCCCCTTGCCGATCACCTGGCCATGCTGCACACGCAGACCCGCGTACGTCGGAGAAGAGATCATCGTGCGAATACGCTGCGCCCGCCATGGCACACCCCCGTTCGGCGGCGGCACGTCACGCTCGGTCAGATCCCGAGCTACTGCATGCAGCGACTCACCGTTCGTGAACCTCGTGACGATCTCCGACACAATCGGCGACGTCACTGGATTCAACACCCACCGTTCTGTCTTCCCTGTGTCAGGATGGAACTGGCGTCGATACCCGTACGGCAGACGACCATTCGGTCTGCCCTCCAATGCAGCGGACCGCTTCCCTCGCAGCACCCGCTCCCGGATCTGCTCCGCTTCACGCTCCGCCAGCAACGCATCCAGCCCGGAACCGAACCGGTCATCGCCAGAGTTCGGGTCCAGTAACTTCCCCGAGACGCACCACTTCACTCCACGGCTCGCGCACAGATCCCGCAGCAGCACGTACGCGGCCAGATCACGCGACGCCCGGGACGCTTCCCACAAAACCAGAACATCGCCGGAACGCAGAACCTCGTTCAGTCGCTTGTACGCCGGCCGATCTTTCGTCGACCACCTCGAGGCACCACGGTCGTTGTCGGTCAGCACCTCAGCGACCGGCCAGCCCTCCCGCTCGCAAACTGCCCTGCACTCACGCTCCTGGTCAGCGACCGACTTCGCTTTACCGGTCTGGTCGGAGCTCACTCGGCAGTAGATGATTGCGCGCATGACCGCACCCTATCTGCACCCCACGACACATTCGGCCGA